CTTCAAAAATTCTCCGGGGGAGATATTTGGAAAAAGCGTTTCGTACCATTTACTAGGGCATACACCTCTCCGTAGCCGTTTGCGCGTTGGGCTACACCTCCGGCCCATGGTTCTCCTTTCTTGGTCCTAAAAGATTTCTTCATAGTTGCGGCGAAAGTTAGGTGTATGTCTTGGTAAGTGGTACGAAACTCCGTACAAATTAGTCGAAAGGAGGCAACAATGGCAAGATATTATGGAAGAAGCGTATAAAAGTAAGCGCAAAGCTGCTCCAGGATTCACGCCAGAGGCTCGCGAGAACCAATTAATTGCGCTTGCGGTCGATTTGGCAGAGAAGCAGCTACGCGAAGGCAAGGCTTCTTCTCAAGTTATTTGCCATTACCTCAAGTTAGCATCATCTAAGGATCGATTAGAGAAAGAACTGCTGGAAAAACAGGTCGAGCTGGCGGCCGCGAAGACCGAGATGCTTCAGTCTGCAAAGAGAACGGAAGAACTATATTTGAACGCTCTCAATGCAATGAAGAGTTACAGCGGTAAGAGCGAGGAAGACGAATCAGATGAGTATTATTAAAACATATTCGCATCTGATAACTCTTAGATCGTTCGAAGAACGTTTCGAATACTGCAAACTTGCTAGCCAAGTCGGAATAGAAACGTTTGGTTCTAGTCGATACATCAATCAAGATTTTTACAGAAGTAAAATCTGGAAAGACTTTCGACGCTACATCATTGTTAGAGACAATGGATACGATTTGGCGCATAGAGATCATCCATTAGCTGATGATGAAGTTATTTATGTGCATCATTTGAATCCATTGACAATTGAGCAGATAATGGACGACATCGATAGAGCGATCGACGAAGAGAATGCAATATCGGTGTCTTTCGAAACTCATCAGGCCATTCACTATGGTAGTTCGGAATATTTAAGAACCACGAGTTTTGCGGAGCGAAGACCTTTCGATACCGTACCGTGGAAAAAGTAAAGAAGGAGATTGATTATGGTTCAATCTTTACTTGCTCTTGACGCGGTTCCAAACGCGTTAGAAGGGATTACCGTCGGGCAAATATTAGTGTGCATTTCTGTTATAGTCGGCGTTGCCGCTGGCGTAGCCAAGGTAAAGAAAGTATTTGATGGGTTTAAGAAAACGATTAACAGCTGGGTTGTTGAAGAGCTCAAACCAGAATTTGTATCCATCAAAGACCGTTTGTGTGCTTTGGAAGCTCGTAACGAACGCCAGGACATGGAGAGTGTCAAGAACTATCTTGTTCTGTTTCTGGCTGACATCGAACGCAACGAAAAACCCGACGAAGTAGAACTTCTTCGTTTCGAAGAGCAGTTTAAGTATTACACAAGCAAGGGCGGAAATTCTTACATTCATCGTAAGTACAATAAGCTTAAGGAAGAAGGAAAACTATAAGGAGGGCACGATATGGCTGAAAGCATTCTTCAAACTATCAGACGAATGATTGGCCCTTCTATGCTGGATAGCGAGTTCGATACTGATCTCGTTGTCCACATCAATTCGGTTTTGTTTGATCTTAACGAACTCGGCGTCGGACCAAAGGAAGGTTTTGCCATTACCGGTGATACCGAAACATGGGAAGACTTCCTCGGCGAAGGTGTCAAGAATTTGGAAGCGGTGAAGACTTTTGTTTACTTGAAAGTCAAAATGATCTTTGATCCGCCTACAGTCGGCGGCGTTATCGCCGCTTATGAGAAACTAATAAAAGAATACGAATGGCGCATTAACGTTATGGTCGATCCTGGTTTAACCAAGGAAGACCAAGCGTTATATCATGCCAAACACGATCAAGGAGAATAAGCCATGACGTATGACGAATATTTAGCACATCATGGTATTTTAGGAATGCGGTGGGGCAAACGTAATGGACCGCCCTATCCGTTATCTTTTAAAAAACTGAGTTCGTCAGAAAAGAAAGCTCGTGCCGTTACAGTTGATACAAGTAATGGAGAAAAGACGGTTTCTAATAGGAAACCAGTAAAAGACATGAGCGATAGGGAACTCGATGACGCGCTAAAACGTCTTAGAAAAGAAAAAGAATATCGCGAATTAACCGAGAACGACATAACAAAAGGCGCCGCATGGCTCAAAGCAATTTTATTAGCAACTGGCGGAGTAGCAATAACCGGTATGGTCACAGGAACCGGAAAAAAGTTGGCCGGTGTTGGTAATAAGTATATAGGAAAAGGCATCGATAAAGGTGAAGACTGGATAAAAGATCAGATTTCATTACTTAAGATCTTTAGTAATTTGCGATAAGGAAAGGTGCTTGATATGGAAACTTATAACGATTGGCTTGCTCACCATGGCATTCTAGGAATGAAATGGGGTGTAAGAAGATACCAAAATTATGATGGATCTTATACCAGAAGAGGCCTTGAACGCTATAATAAAAGCAAGGATAATAGAGAATCCGCAGAAAAAACTTATCGAGAAGCAAGAGAGAAGTATAAGTCAGCTAAAAAAAGTAAAGCTGACGTCGATACGCTAAACTCGGCAAACGAGGAGCGGCTCAAAGCAAGAAGAAATTACCGATACGCCAAGAACGAAGAGGCTAAGAATTATAAAAAACTTAAAACAGATAAATTAGCCGATCAAGGCAAAGAACTTTCTGCAAAAGGTCAGCTAATAACTAGCAATAAAATTGCGTCCAATATTGTCGGAGTAACACTTCCTGCTCTTGGTTCTTTTGCCGGTCGAGCAATCGCAAATAGCGGTCAATCATTTTTGCTATCTGGTCCATTTAAAGGATATACAGTGCAGCAAGTTAGTGGAGCCGCCGTCCAAGGGGCCTCTTACTTAGCAGCATTGGGCTTTGCGATTAAAAAAGAAAGCGATAACAGAAAGATTAGGGCATATTATAACCATTAATCCATGAGACTATCTAATACAGCAACGCCAAAGTATTATGGCGAGTTTAGAGACAAAGTATTAGCCGGAGAGATACCAGTGAATCAGGAAATAGCCATGGAAATGGCTAGGATTGACGATCTGATTAGAAACCCAGGCGTATACTATGATCCGGATCCTGTTGAGGGTTACATTCGATTCTGTCAAAATGAGTTAACCCTGACTGATGGGTCGGATTTGGAACTTCTCGATTCGTTCAAGCTTTGGGCCGAGCAGGTATTCGGATGGTATTATTACGAGAAACGATCAATTCCAATTCCGATGGAACACGGAGGAGTTAGATACGAGACACGATCGATTAAGAAGCGACTTATCAACAAGCAGTATCTGATAGTTGGTCGAGGCGCCGCTAAATCGATGTACGGTTCCACGATTCACAATTACTTCTTGAACGTGGATACTAGTACGACGTATCAAATGACTACCGCTCCAACAATGAGGCAAGCGGAAGAGATCATGTCTCCAATTAGGACCTCCATTGTAAGATCTAGAGGTCCGTTGTTCGCGTTTCTCACCGATGGCTCGATAAACAACACAACTGGGTCGAAAGCGAATCGGCAGAAACTGGCTTCGACAAAGAAAGGTATTGAGAATTTCTTAACTGGTTCTTTGTTGGACATTCGTCCGCTTAGCATCGACAAGCTTCAGGGCATGCGCTGCAAAGTAGCAACAGTTGACGAGTGGCTTTCTGCGGAAATTCGTGAAGATCCAATCGGCGCAATCGAGCAAGGCGCTTCTAAGAACGAAGACTATTTGATTATAGCAATGAGTTCTGAGGGTACTGTTCGAAACGGTATCGGCGATACAATCAAAATGGAATTAATGTCAATCTTGAAGGGCGAATACCTGAATCCTCATGTGAGCATTTGGTATTACAAACTCGACAGCGTTGACGAAGTCGCCGATCCGTCCAAATGGATTAAAGCTAATCCAAACATCGGCAAAACTGTTTCATATGAAGCTTATCAGCTTGATGTTGAACGTGCCGAAAAAGTGCCGTCTACGAGAAACGATATTTTAGCTAAGCGTTTCGGTATTCCTATGGAGGGATATACGTATTACTTTACGTATGACGAAACCAAACTTAGTAGAAGGCAGTCCTTTAAGGGCATGCCGTGTTCTATGGGTGCCGACTTATCGAGAGGCGACGACTTCTGTTCGTTTGCTTTCTTGTTTCCTTTACAGAACGGGTGCTTCGGCGTTAAGGTTAGATCTTACATAACCTCAAGGACAATGCAGCGTCTTCCTCTTGCAATGAGAAGCAAGTATGATGACTTCTTAAACGAAGGGAGCCTCATTGTTCTTGACGGAACTGTTTTAGACTTGGACGTCGTCTACGAAGACCTCGACCAATTCATCATTGATCACGATTACGATGTTAGATCCTTCGGCTTCGACCCGTATAACGCTGCTCACTTTGTTGAAAGATGGCAGTCCGAGAACGGATCTTATGGCGTCGTGAAAGTTATTCAGGGCGCTAAGACTGAATCCGTTCCTCTAGGCGAGATTAAGCAGCTTGCTGAGGACGCAGCGCTTTTATTCGACGAAGAATCGATGAAGTTTGCTATGGGCAACTGCATTGTAATTGAAGACACCAACGGGAATCGCAAGTTAGCGAAACCCAGACATGATAAGAAGATTGACCCTGTCGCTGCTATGCTCGACGCATATGTAGCGTATAAGGATTGCAAAGATTCTTTCGACTAAACGACAGGGAGAGCAAATGGAAACATATTCAGAATACTTAGCGCACCATGGCATTCTCGGAATGAAATTGGGTAAACGCAATGGGCCGCCTTATCCGCTTGGCGAAGAAGATCATTCAGCGTCGGAAAAGAAAGCCGGGTATAAGAAGAGCATTGATGGTTCTGGGTTAAAAAACGCCTCTGCTAATAAAATTCGAAGAAAATTAAAAAAAGAAATACGAGCAAAAAGGGCAGAATATTTAGGGAATAAGTCAAGGCGATGGGAAGTAAATCGACCAATTGGCCCAGAATCAGAAAAAGTAATCGAAAAAGACAAAGAAAACTTTAACAAATATGTGAACAGCGAATCATATAAAAAGTGGGAACGCGAATACGATCGGTTTGAAAAAGATGCCGAAAAGAAGATAGAAAACGGGTCAATGACATTTGATGAATATGATAAAAAACAAGCAGAGTTATGGAAAAAGCGTCCGAAACAAAACTATAACACATTAAATTTTGTAATAACTTATTCGAATAATGGAAAACAGTATTTGAATGATTATTTGGAAAAAGGTGGAAAAGATTTATCGATGGCATACCTAAAAGATTTGGGGTATAGCGAAGCCGCCGCAAAATATTTTGTTGAAAGAATGCTTAAGAAACATGTAACATTAGGCGACGTTTAAGTTTTTATAATGCAGCAGGAGAAAATTCAAAATGGCTTTTACAGACAGGCTAAAGCAGGCGTGGAACGCCTTTATGAATAAAGATCCTACGCCTACTAGTTATTACCATTATGGTAATATTTCAACATTTAAACCAGATAGAGTGCGCAGGAGTATTACTTCAGAGCGCACTATTATTATGTCTATCATGAATCGTATCTCGCTCGATGTGTCGAACGCGACTATCAAGCATGTTCATACCGACGACAAGGGAAGATACGACAGAGACATGGTTTCTGGGTTAAATACTTGTTTAACAGTCAACGCTAACCTGGACCAGACTTCGAAGAATTTCATTAAAGATGTTGTTATGAGCATGTTTGATGAAGGTGTGGTTGCGATTGTTCCTACTGTAGCATCTGCGAACATTAAAACCACAGAATCGTATGATATTCACGAGTTGAGAACAGGCAAGATTGTTGAATGGTATCCTCGGCATGTAAAAGTCAGAGTATACAACGAGGATACCGGTCAGAGAGAGGATTTAATATTGCCAAAACGATGTGTGGCAATCATCGAAAATCCTTTCTACGAAGTGATGAATGAGCCGAACTCGACGCTCAAGCGACTGCTTAGAAAGCTTACGCTTATTGACGCGGTTGACGAGCAAAGCGGGTCCGGTAAATTGGATTTGATTATCCAGCTTCCGTATACAATTAAATCGGAAGCACGAAGGATACAAGCGGAAGAACGAAAGAAAGACATCGAAATGCAGCTTGCCGGGTCTAAGTACGGAATCGCGTACATTGATGCGACAGAGCATATCACACAGTTAAACCGGTCTGTAGATAACAACCTAATGCAGCAGGTAGAATACCTGACGAGTATGCTATATAGCCAGTTAGGGATTACTAGCACCATTATGGATGGGACTGCAGATGAGAAAACTATGCTGAATTATGAAAATCGAACTTTGGTGCCTATTCTTTCTGCCATCGTGGATGGTATGACGTGCAAGTTTCTTACTAAGACCGCGTATACGCAAGGTCAGAGAATCATGTACTTCAGAGATCCGTTCAAACTTGTTCCGGTGTCTGAAATTGCAACGATTGCGGACACGTTCACGCGTAACGAAATCATGTCTACTAACGAGCTTCGTCAGGTTATTGGCATGATGCCAGTACAGGATCCTCGTGCGGACGAGCTTAGGAACAAGAATCTGAACCCTAGTGAAGATCAGACTTTCGCAAGTACAAAAGAAAACATGAATACGGTCGAGGAAAATCAAAATGGATAAGAATTACGATTTTAGCGGATGGGCTACAAAGACCGGAATTAAATGCGCTGATGGAAGAACCATTCTTCCCGATGCATTTAAGGATTGTGATGGTGTTACCGTTCCGCTCGTGTGGAACCACGGTCATAATTCTGCCGAAAATGTGCTTGGCCATGCGCTGCTGAAGAATTATCCGGAAGGTGTTTATGCCTATGGATATTTCAACGATACTGATATGGGGCTTGCCGCGAAAGAGCAGGTTAAACACGGAGATATTACCAACCTTTCCATCTTTGCCAATAAGCTTGTGCAGAAAGATGGTTGCGTGTCTCATGGTATTATCCGTGAACTTAGTCTGGTTCTTGCGGGAGCTAACCCTAAGGCGGTTATCGACTGCGTATTAGCTCATAGTGCTGATTCCGAAGAAGCCGCTATTATTTATACTGATGAAGAGATCCTCTATCATTCGGATGATAATAACGAAGAGGAATCTAATAAAGGAGAAAAAATGGCAGAAGAGAAGAAAGAAGAGACCAAAGAAGAACAGAAAGAAAAGACTGTTCAGGAAGTATTTGATACTTTGAATGAAGAGCAGAAGACGGTTGTTTATGCGCTTGTTGGAATGGCTCTTGATGACAAAGACGACAAAAAAGAAGAATCCGACGAAGGAGAAAAGAAAGAAATGAAGCACAATGTGTTTGAAAAAGAAGAGAAGGACGCTTACATCGCTTCCGCTCGTAAAGAGTTTGAGACTGCCGTCATCAAGGACGCCAAGTCTTATGGCAGCATGAGGGATAGCTATCTTGCCCACAAGGAAGAATTTGCCGATTATCTGGCTCACTCCATCGATACTACTGGTATGGAGACGAATGGCGAAATTAATCGCGTTGACGGAGAGAACCATCCTTACGGTATTGGCAATCTGGATTTCCTGTTCCCGGAAGCCAAGGCTCTGAATAACGAACCCGAATTCATTAAACGTGAGAATGATTGGGTCGTAAAGGTTATGTCCGGTGTCCATCACACTCCTTTCTCTCGTATTAAGAGCGTGTTCGCCAATATTACCGAAGACGAAGCCCGTGCGAAAGGTTATGTCACCACCAATCGCAAGAAAGAAGAAGTGTTCAGTCTTCTGAAGAGAAGCACTGATCCTACCACTGTGTATAAGAAACAGAAACTCGATCGCGATGATATCGTCGATATCACTGACTTCAATGTTGTTGCGTTCGTGAAGCGCGAGATGCGCATGATGCTTGATGAGGAACTTGCCGGTGCGTATCTGTTCGGTGATGGCCGTCTGGATTCTAGCGATGACAAGATTGATCCGGCTCACATTCGTCCTATCGCGTTTGAAGCTCCTCTGTTTAACATCAGTGTTGAGACCACGATTGACTACTCCACGCTTGGCGTCGACGATGTTGCGTCTGAAACCGCCGCTAAGGAATTCATTCGTGCTTGCATTCGCGCTCGCAAGAAGTATCGCGGTTCCGGCAATCCGACTCTGTATATCGGTGAAAACATGCTGACCGAAATGCTGCTTCTGGAAGATGGCTTCGGTCACATGAAATATGCGAATGCTGCGGCGCTTGCCTCCGTTCTTCGCGTGAAGGAAATTGTTTCCGTTCCGCTTCTTGACGAACGCGAGATCAAGAACACCGCTGGTCGTCGTTGCCTTGCCGTTATTGTTAACCTGAACGACTACAACGTCGGCGCTGATAAGGGAGGCGAAGTCAACATGTTTGACGATTTCGACATTGACTACAACCAGCAGAAATACCTCATCGAAACTCGTTGCTCCGGCGCTCTGGTCAAGCCGTTCAGCGCTATGACCGTTTGGGGTGCTGTCAAAAACACCGAAGCGCCTGAAGAACCGTAACCAATTCAAAATGGAGAGAAATAATGGGCAAATTCTATGGTAAAGTCGGATTTGTAGTTCCGACCCAAACCGTTAAAGGGGTGTTCATTGAGAAGCCGACGGAGCGAATGTATCGAGGAGATATTTCTCGCATCTACAATCGGTGGTCGGTGAATCCCGACCAGATCAATAACGACTTATCGATTTCAAATCAGATAAGCATTGTTATGGATCCGTTTGCCTATGAACATTTCTCGGCAATTCGTTATGTAGAATTTGGGGGTACGAAATGGCAGGTTAATTCTGTCGAGGTTTCGTATCCCCGTCTTATTTTATCGATTGGAGGCGTGTATAACAATGTCCCTAAGCCGTCAGGAGATACAGGATCGCTTGGAAGCGTTAGATGGTAGTTTACACGTATACTTCCAACCACCGCCTTCAGTTCGAATTTCCTATCCAGCAATAGTTTATCGACTTAACGATTATTCTCAGAATTGGGCCGACGACAATCTTTATAAAAAAGATAGAAGCTATTTAGTGACTTTGATTCACTATGACCCAGACAACGATATTGTCGAAAAACTATTGTGGGCATTTCCGAAGTTAAGGTTCGACAGATCTTATTCTTCGGACAATCTGTACCATTATGTGTACGTACTATATGAATAAGGAGAAAATTCAAAATGGGTAAACTTGTATGGGATGCTATTGGCGAGCATTACTATGAAACTGGTGTACGGAACGGTGTTCTGTATGTGTCCAATACCGTCGAAGGTACCACTGACCCTTATGGCAAGGCCGTTGCTTGGAATGGTCTGACTGCCGTTACCGAAAGCCCGTCTGGCGCGGAAGCCACCGCTCTGTGGGCTGATGACATTAAGTACCTCAGCCTGATCTCCGCCGAGGAATTTGGCGGCACCATCGAGGCTTATACTTATCCCGATGAGTTCGCGGAATGCGACGGTTCGGCCAGCATTTCTGCCGGCATCAAAATCGGTCAGCAGCCTCGTGCCACCTTCGGTCTGTGCTATCGTACCGTTCTTGGTAACGACAGCGAAGGTGAAGCTTATGGCTACAAGCTGCACATCATCTACGGCTGCAAGGCTGCTCCTTCCGAGAAAGCTTATGCGACCATCAACGACAGCCCCGAAGCTATCACCTTCAGCTGGGAACTGTCCACCGTTCCTGTTCCGGTTAGCGGCCACAAGCCTACCGCGACTCTTGAGCTCGATTCCACTAAGCTTGGCTCTACCAAGATGAAAGCCATTGAGGATGTTCTGTATGGTCGCGATGCCGATGCGGAGCACAGCATTACCGCCCTTGAAGGCCGTCTGCCTCTGCCGGATGAAATCAAGACAATTCTTGATGCTGTTTCGTAATTAAAATTCAAAATGGAGAGAAAGGAGAACCCAAATGCTTACTAAATCCATCACTTATACCGACTACGATGGCGTAGAACGTACCGAAAACTTCATGTTCAACCTTACAAAGGCTGAACTCGCCGAACTCAATCTTACCACCGAAGGCGGTCTTCAGGCTGTTATTCAGAAGATTGTTGACTCTCGTGATATTCCAGAAATCACAAAGTGGTTTAAGAGGATTATCATGATGGCTTATGGTGAACGTTCTGCAGACGGGAGACGATTCATTAAATCTCAGGAACTTACCGAGGAGTTTCTTCAGACCGAAGCATATAGCGAGCTTTTTATTGAGCTTATTACCGATGAAAAGGCCGCTGCGGCTTTTATTAATGGAATCATTCCGCAGGTAGAAAAGAGTGCAATTCCTGCGCCAGAATTAGTTAAGTAAAAGCATAAGGAGGCAAGGGATGCTTCAAATAGTTGTACCTTCGCACGAATACTACGATGAAGTTAATAACGAGTTCATCACGGTTAAGGGTCAGGTGCTTCAGTTGGAGCATTCCCTTGTCTCCATTTCGAAATGGGAAGCGAAATGGAATAAACCGTTTCTTTCGAAAGAGAAGAAAACGGTTGATGAATTTTTGGATTACGTCCGTTGCATGACATTAACGCAAAACGTTAATCCTATGGTGTATAAAAACATTAACGACAAGATAGCCAAGCAAATCATGGATTACATTGAAGCACCCATGAGCGCCACTTGGTTTAATGAAGCCAAAATGCCACCTAGGAGAAGCTCGGAAGTAGTCACATCCGAGTTGATTTATTATTGGATGGTTGCGTTACAGATTCCTTTTGAATGCCAAAAATGGCATCTTAATCGTCTTATGACTCTGATCCGAATCTGTAATATCAAGAATGCTCCTAAGCAAAAGAAAATGAGTAGAAGCGAGATTCTTAGTAGAAACGCTGCTCTTAATGCTGCTAGGAGAAAGTCTATGGGGTCTACTGGATGATTAAGCTCGTTTCAAAAGGCGGTAGTAAATTTAGTAAGACCGATACGTTTTTCCAGAGAGTATTGCAAAAAGTAAAACTTAGTTCGTTAGACTATTGGGGACGCAAAGGCGTTAACGCGCTCTCGTCTGCTACCCCTGTAGATTCTGGAGAAACGGCAAGATCTTGGTACTACCAGATAGTTCGAACTCAAAATGGAGTGCGTTTGCAATGGCTTAATTCGAATGTTAACGATGGAGTTAACATTGCGTTAATAATTCAATACGGACATGCTGCGAGAAATGGGGTTTTTGTTGAAGGACGGGATTATATTAACCCGGCATTAAAACCTATTTTTGACAGCATTGAAGAATCAGCATGGAAGGAGGTTAGTGGCGCATGAGTAGAACAATTGAGCAAAAAGTTGTCGAGATGCGTTTCGATAATTCGAATTTCGAAAAGAACGTATCCCAGAGTATGGATTCCTTGAATCGCTTAAAGGCCACGATTGATAAGACCTCTTCCGGTAACGCTTTTACAGGATTATCTAAAGCATTGGATAACATTAATATCGGAAGCGTTACTACAGCGATTCAGACAGTAACCGAAAAATTTAGTGTTTGGGAACAAGTTGCAATTGGAGCGGCCAGAAACATTGGTGCCGCTCTTTCTAATTATGTAGTTAAAGGCCTTAATAATATGGTCTTTAAGAATGTATCTGTAGGTTGGGATAAATACGCGCAAAAAACCGAAGCGGTCCAGACGATTATGGCGTCTATAGCAGATCAAGACTTCGGAAATACCGATAAAATGGAATATGTCGAAGGTTTAATGGAGAAGTTGAACTGGTTTACAGACGAAACTTCTTACCATTTAACCGATATGATTTCTAATATTGGTAAATTTACTTCTGCTGGCGTTGATCTCGATAAAGCATCAGATGCTATGATGGGTATCGCTACTTGGGCGGCAGTATCTGGTGCTAATGCTGATACCGCGTCTCGTGTTATGTATCAGCTTTCACAGTCTCTTGGCATGGGTTCGGTAAGAACGCAAGACTGGATGTCTGTTGAAACTGCGAACATGGCAACGAAAGAGTTTAAAGAGCTTGCTATTCAGGTTGCTAAAACAAAGAAAGAAATTAACAGTAGCGGAAAAGCAAAGAATGGCGGCAAAAACGCCGAAGTAGTAACCTTCCAGAACTTTAGACAGACACTTAAAGATGGATGGTTGACTAGCGATGTTCTTACAGAGACTTTAGCTCAGTATTCTGGTTTTGCGAATGCTCTGAACCGAGTGTATGACGCGTATGGCGGTAACGTTCCTACGTCAACACTCATCAAACGTTTCAAAATGGTTCAGGCAGAAGCGAAGAAAAGCGGAAAAACTTTAAAAGAAGTTTTTAAAGAAAAATACGATATCGACGTTGACTTTTCTGTTAGAGATAAAGTAGGAAATGTTATCGGCGATCTTACTAAAAATATTACCGAATTGGGCATGCGCGCGTTCATAGCGGCACAGGAAGCAAAAACCTTTAAGGAGGCTATGGATTCTGTTGGCGATGCTGCTTCTACTGTTTGGATGCGAGTATACGAAACTATATTTGGCAACTACGAAGTAGCAAAAGACTTATGGACAAACTTAGCCAACGACTTGTATGAGTTATTTGTTGACCCGATTTGGTTAGTCTCTGATGCGTTTGAAGAATGGAGTAAGCAAGGCGGTCGCAGCCTTTTGTTTGGAAGAGAAATAGTATCGAACGACGACGGCACAGAAAGCATTATTCCAACCGGCGCTTTCGATATATTTATAAGAACAGTTATAGACGCTAGTAATGCGCTAAGAGATGGCTTTCTTGGCGCGCTCGGTGTTACAGAAGACAACGTTGACGAATTTACCGGGGGAGCGTTAATGAAATTCTCTCGGAAGATTTTAGAGTTGTCAAAACGATTTCAGCAGTTTATTGGCCCAGTTGAAGACTTAACAAAGAAGTTTAAGAATTTCTTTGGATTCTTTACCGATATAATTGGGCATATAGATATTTTCAATCAAAAATCAGAAGATAGTCTGGATATAGTTGGTTTGATTAAATATCGATTTGAGGATGCTTTCAGTAGAGTCGAGAATGTATTATCCAGAATTAAAAGTATTATTGGTTATGTTAAAGACGGATTAATTGCGTTCTTTGATGCGTTAAAATTTAATGGAACTTCTGTTCAGAATTTTACAGATACCGCAGAAAATTTAGGCGCTGTTGGCGATGATATCGCAAAGGCGCTTTCTCCAATCACTCTTATGTTTAGTAAACTCGGAGAGCTTGGGAAGAAAGCAGGAACGTTTATATCAAATCTGATTGCTACTCTATCGTTTATTCCGAAAGAAATTACGGGTATTCTTAGAAATACGAATCTTCTTTCGAATGGCGCTTTTGCATTAAAGAAGATATTGGATGCAGTACGGGATGGATTTAATTCCGCATTTGATTCCTCTATTTTTGTTGATATTAGAGACGCGTTTAAGTTTGTTTGGAGTGGAATTAAGACGTTTATAGATGGTTTTACTGACAATTTTGATATTTATGATAAAGTAAAAACCATTGCCAATGGCATAGGATCGGCAATTAATCTTATCGGTCGCGCTATTAGGTTTTTACTTAAACCAATCGAAGTTCTCGATGGCATGGGTGTATTTAATGAGATAGGTAAATTCTTAAGCGGAACGGTACTTAAGGCATTGTTGTCCATTCCAGCAACCATAGCCAAAATCGTAACAAAGATTAACGAATTCATTAAGGCTCATCCTAAAATCCAAGAGGTTTGGGAGGGAATTTCTAGTATATTCGGTTCTCTTATTAAATTTGTTATGGGCGCTGGCTCAGCATTTAGCGACTTTATAGAAAGAACAAAACCTCTTTCTAAAGTTGGGCAATTTGTCAAAAATATTTTTGAAGCATTTAAACAGTCTACTGTTTTAACGGAAATCGGGAAAAAGATTTCCGGGTCGTTCGAAAAGATTGTTACATTTTTCAGAGAAAAGTTTTATTTCGATGCGTTTAAGAATAAGATGAATGAAATTAGCGAATCGATTTCTGCATTTGTAGATAAGTCTTCGCTTTTATCTTCTATCAGAAACGCATTTAAGTCTGTATGGGACGGCATTAAAAAGATGTTTTCTGCGGATGCCGATTTCTCAGGGTTTGTCAAAGGATTTGATACCGTTGCTGGAGCAATCATTAAATTTGTAAAAACAATCTGGTCTGGCGTAAAAGGAGTCGGCAAATTCATATTTAGCATATTTGGCGGCGATTCTCCAGAAGGAGGATTAGATGAAGTTGGCGAAGAAGTAGAATCTTTCGGCGAAAAAGTTGAAGAAACAATAGATACCGCAGAAAATACTTTAACAAGCGTAAAAGATAGAATAAAAGGTTTCTTTTACGGCATTAAAACACAATGGGACAAGCTTGGCGTTAAAAAATGGTCGGATGAAGTTTTCGGATCGATTAAAGAAGCAATAAGCAATATCAAGGACCAATTAAAGCCTATAAAAAGGGAAGCGCCTGCGTTTCAGACTAATCTTGATGACACCACAACGGGCGTCACAAACATTTTTAATAGTTTAATGAAAGTGTTTGGAACGGCTATTCCTACATTTTTGGCTGGTAGTTTTGTTAGTGGTTTGTTGGCGTTAACTCATCCAATAACTGCTCTTGGCGATGTAGTGAATACTTTGCTCGGAACCATAAGATCATATCAAATGTCTGAGCGAATAAGTGCTATCGGATCGGCTATCTCTGATGTTCTTAAATCTTTAGGTATATTTGTTTTATCTATCGCCGGAGCGTCTGTTATTTTGGCGTATGCGGAAAGCATTTCTGGAGGTAACTTAGCCGGAATATATGTCGCATTAGGAGCTTTTATAGGAGAAGTAATCGGCGGCATTGTATTTTTATTAAAATCTGTAAAATCATTAAGCACAATAAACGCAAGCGCTAAAAAAGGAGAAGGAGTATCTTTCAATAGGAATAAAGACGAAACTTCATCCTGGATTGCTTCAATAGGAGAAATATTTGTTCAAATAGGTCAGTCACTTCTTATGGTTGCTGGGGCGGTAGCCGCTTTGGCGTTAGTAGATAAATTAAATCCCGGTAGCTTACTTACTGCAGCAGCTATTATAGAAGCATTTTTGTTAACTTTATTCTTTATCGGAAAGAAAATTGCGGACGCGGCCGTTGGACAAACAACAACGAGCGGTGGTTTTAGTCTTTCTAAAGGATTAAGTTTCGAGAGATCTGGGTGGGCTGATGGTTTGTATTCATTAGGCAAGTTTATGGAAACCGTCGGGTCCGCTTTATTGATGGTTGCAGCGTCTGCGGCTTTAATTATGGTCTCCGCAAAAGGCGATACTAAAACCATGCTTATAGCATTTGGTTTTATGGAAGTAATGTTGCTTACATTGGTCGGAGGAGTTTTATTAATAACGAAAGCGTCCAAAGAAATGGACTCTGTCGGAAACACAAGTAAGATAGCAGTTAAACTTTCTGGTTTTGCGTCTTTCTTTATTGCTGCTGCATTAGCGATAAACATTATCGCTAAAACGGCTGTTATGCTTGGAAGTCAAAAAGATTCCGACATAGATAAAGGCGTTGAAGTAATAGGAAAAATAGGTTTAATAATGTTGGCGTTAACGTTTGTTTCTGGGCTTATGAAAGAAGGAAAATTTAAATCAGTTGGCTTTATGATGCTTGAAGCTGCTATTGCATTAGCAATAATCGGAGAGGCCGTTAAGAATATTGGCTCCGTCGACGAAACAGGAATGCAGAAGGCAATGGATGTTATTATCGCGTCTGGAGTCATATTTGGTTTGCTTACAGCAGTTGCTTCGCTAACTAGCGGAGGAGCTCTTAAATTTATGGCATTCGGAACAATGATGGTCGAAATGGCTTCTGCATTTTTACTCATGTCTGCTGTTGTTAAAATACTGTCGAGCATAGATAATACGAAGGTAGATTCTGTTATTGGGGTGCTATTTGCCATGGTTGGGGCAATGACGATATTGTTTTTAGTAATGTCGCTTGCTTCGTCTAATGCTTTGGGTATATTAGTTGCTTCTGTTGCTCTTGTGGCGATGGCTGCTGCGTTAGACTTAGTTGTTGCTGGAATAATCTCTGCTGGTTTAGCATTCTCGCAAAATGAAGGTGCTTTAGAAAGCGCTGTTGGGGCTATTGCTCTAGCTGTTGCTGCTATTGCGGCATTATCTTTTATTGCGGCATTGGCTGGGCCATCTCTTATAGTATTTGGTTTAGGATTGATTGCCGTTGGTGTTGGGCTGTCTGCGATTGCGGCAAGCGTTCTTATCGTTTCGTTGGCAATAACCGCATTAACTGCCGCATTAAAGATAGTCCTAACGATGGGCGATTCGATCGTTGACGCGATGAAAACATTTTTCAAAGCAATTGCAAAGGCTGCGCCAGAATTAACAGACGCGTTAATTGCAATAGTTGGAGGAATAGTTACCGCAATCGCCGCTAATTTGGAAGGAATTATAGAGATAGTATTAACCATTTTAAATAGAATTCTCGGAGTTTTAGCCGAATTTCTTCCTACATTGCTTGAGAATTTGACAATAATAGTTAATGCAATTGTCGATTTACTTATCAATGTGTTGCTAAACGCTATTGACCGATTTTTATTTGCGGATAATGGGGTTTTGGCGATTGTTGATAAAGCGTTAACGTCTGAAACTGGTTTGTTAGCGATAATCAGACGGGCTTTAATGGGCGAGAATGGCATTCTTACAATTATCGACGAGTTTATTCATCAGTTACTTGAAAACTTAAGAAATCTTGTAACCGACATAATCGATACGCTAGTTTATATTCTTCAAGAAATTGTAGATGGCATGATCGAGCATATCGACATCGTGTTAACCGGTGTTGAAGATTTGATCAACAAAGTCGTCGAGCATATTGTAAGCCTTACCGACACAATTCTTGGCGGAATCGTCGATGTAGTTGAAGGCATTGCCACAGCAATCGAGAATCACGGTTCCGATTTGTGGAAGGCTATTTGGCATGTGGTTACTGCCATTTTCGATTCATTTTGGGGGCTTTTCGATGGAGACGGAGAGCACAGTATTGGCAAGTTAGCAGAAAATTTCATGGCTGGTCTTGGCGAAGGGCTTAGGAATTTTGTCGGAAAAGTAACTTCCGCTATCGGTTGGATTGTCGACAAGATATTCGGAACCTTTGAAGACGATGCCGAAATCCATTCTCCATCCAAAGTTATGATGAAAATGGGTGAATATTTGGATCTTGGTTTGGCCGAAGGCATTACTGATGGGGCGGCATCGCCTATTAAATCAATAACTGGTCTTGGCGGTGGAATCATTGATTCGTTAAAGTCAACGTTCCTTGGTGATGAAGCTAGCGGAATAACCGGCTTGTTTGGTGACAATCTTGCTGGTGGTCTTAATGACGCGTTAGGCGGAATTACCGACGTGCTCGATACCGATGACTTTACTCCTACCATCACGCCCGTTCTCGATCTGTCTGAAATTCAAAATGGCGCGTCTCAGATTCCTGGGATGATTAATCCTGGATCAGGATATACGGTTAATACCGCGATGGTATCTAAGAGCGCGTATAATCCATACGAATATTATGATGGAACCGAGAAAGTATCTACGTCTCAGTCTCAGCTTGATTACTTCGAAGTTCTTAAATCGAAAATGGACGAAATGGTTAATAAGTTTGCTAGTGCGAAAGTTGTGCTTGACACTGGAGCTGTCGTCGGAGGAATTGTTGATCCGATGGATATGGCTCTTGGCCAGAGAATGGCACAAGTTGGTAGAGGTGTATATTCTTCTACCCGATAATAATATAGGCGAAGGAGAGAACCATGTACCACTCAATATCGTTTTATGACGGGACGTCAAGATTTAATACTTACAGTACTTGGGGTCTTGTTGCGGAAACGAGGCCGCACGTGGTTCCTCCGGAACCTAAAACAAAGTACTTGGATCTTCCTGCCGGAAACGGAAGAATCGACTTAACCGAATCTTTAACCGGGTTTCCAGTGTTTAATGACAGGGAAGGCGAATGGGTTTTCTATGTCTTAAACGATTATATGGTTTATGACGATTCTGACGCTGGGGTTACCATAACGGACACTCCGGATCCGGCAGGAGGAACAGTACGGGCAATAACCACGGATGCATCTAGGCATGGTTCGGGAACTCCTGGGGTATATTATAGCTGGGCCGAACGTCTAAGCGATATCATGAATTCGATCCAAGGCAAGAAGATTAAGGCGGTTTTAGACGACGATCCTTATTACTATTACCTTGGGCGTTTTTATGTTAGCGATTGGGATAGTAGCGGAGAAACGTATTCGACAATAACAATTTCGTACGAAGTCGAACCGTTTAAGAAAGGGTGCACAGTTCAAAGTAGTGGCGACACTGTATATTTGGTTGATACCGGGGAGTCGAAACTGTAATGTTTAGAATGATAGTAAGATCCTCCGGCGTTTCAAACGTCTTTTATGAAGACACGGCAACCGGAGATGAGCAGAAAGTATTAGAGCCAAAACTTACTCTCGAAGAAAACGCAGCCGGAAAGCTTTCTTTTACCGTACCTCCGACAAATAGCTCATATTCTGTTTTCGGATTTATCGATGAGGATACTGATAACAACACCATTGATACTTGGGTTGATGTATACAAAGAAAATTCGATGTATTGGACCGGTAGAATTATATCCAGACAGGTTGACTTTTGGCGATGTGTTAAAGTTGAATGCGAAGGTATTCTCGCAGTTTTAAATGATACAATTCAACCTCCGAATCACTATCAGAACATTACGCCAAGATCATTCTTGGAAGCTTTGCTCAATTTTCATAATAATCGAGTAAACGACAACGATAGAAAGATATATTTGGGTAATGTTACTGTTCCTACAACTTCTCTTGGAGCTGCGCATCGTTATACAAATTACGAAACCACCCTTACTTGTATTATTGAAAAATTAGTAAAGAATGTTGGCGGGTTTATTCGGCTTCGATATGATAGATATTCTCAAGGTGGACGTTGGGTTCTTGACTATCTTGCCAATTACGACGAGACAAATTCACAGAAAATCGAATTCGGTAAAAACTTATTCGAGTATTCTAGGTCAATGTCATCCGCTGATTACTGTACAGTAGTCATTCCGAGAGGAAAGCAGTTAGAAAACGGACCATACGAAGCGCTTACTCCATATTTAACGGTTGAAAGCGTCAATGGAGGAGACATTCACGTGTCTCTTACCGCTGCTGATTATGGCGGAACCGTTCCTGGCGGATTACTCCCTCAGCAGATTTATGGAAACATTGAGAAAGTTGTCGATTTCAGCGATGTCGAAGTTCCAGCCAAATTGTTATCTCTCGGAAAAGCATGGCTGCGTGATAAACAATTTGCTGATATGCAGCTTGAAGTCGGGGCAATGGATCTTCATTATGCTGGCGCTCAGTATCAGGCGATAAATATCGGCAATACGGTTGAAGTTGTATCTCCTCCTCATGGGATGGATCGTCTTTTCCCCGTCACTAAGATGGAGATTAAGCTCGATACGCCAGAAGACGCCATCTTTACGCTTGGCAAGACGTCCAGCGTAAGTATGACTTCTAGGTCTAATAGCGCAGCCGCCGAGGTTCAGCAGCAATTCGCTAATATTCCAACTGAGCAGCGTCTTACTACTGTTTTTAGGCAGGAAGCCACTGATCTAATTGAACGAGCAACAACTGGTTACATCAACATAATTCAAAATGAAGAGACAGGGGCCCAGGAATTAGTATTTAGCAAGACACCTAATTACAAAGATTCTGTTGGTGTTTGGCGATGGACGTATAATGGCTTAGGTTGGAAGCCGGGATTGTATGACGACGATAGTACTTATACTATTGCGATTACAAATGACGGCAGAATTAATGCTGACTTTATCTCGACTGGCACGCTAATTGCCGACATAATTAAAGCTGGTATTCTAACTGATCAGAGTGGTAATCAGAATTTCTGGTTTAATCTTAGTACCGGTGAATATCAGATTCGAGCATTAGACGAGCTGATTGAAGATAGTCAGGCGTTTGTCACTATGACACAGCTCAGTCAGACATCTGCGTCTATTGAAGCTAGAGCAGCTGCGACTTATGCAACGATCAATACGGCAAATGGATTGGCGACAAGATTATCTACCGCCGAATCCAATATTTCAGTAAATGCTACTAATATTACATCGAAAGTATCACTGACCGATTACACAGGAGCGACAATTGCGTCAAAGATTAATCAGTCCGCAACGTCAGTTGTTATTCAAGCAGCCCATATTTCTCTTGCTGGAAAGACTATTAATCTGACTTCTGATACGATTGCCATTTCGTCAACCAATTTTTCGGTCACAAAAGATGGCACCATTACCGCGAAAGCTGGTACGATTGGCGGATTCACCATTGATTCCACTTCGATTCATACAACTGGTACAAGCGGCGGAACCACAACGTCTGGAGCTATATACCTTTCGAACTATAGTTCTGGATTTTCAAGATCTATTGGCGGGACTAATAGGTCTAATCTTAGATTGGCCATTGGCGCTAATTTTGCTGTTGGAGCCACTGGATCTCTTTATGCTTCTGACGCGGTTATTAAAGGCACAGTCAATGCGACTACTTTAATTTCAGATAACGCTAAGATTACTGGTGGGTCTTTTAAAGTAAAGACAAGTAGTGAAACAGAAAGCCGAATTGAAATAAATTATAGTAATTTTACTACTTCAATATCTGCTTGGGGAGTTACAGCAAAAAACGGAACCACATCAAGCGCAAGCATGAGTTATGATTCGTTTGGAATAACAAAAAACGGAACCACAATTCTTTCTGCGTTGTCGACTGGGTATTTTAATATTAAGTCATCTGCTGGCACGAATGTTTTCCAAATATCTGCTAGCAATAAGTATATTGCAGTTGCTAAAAACGCTCATGGTGATTTAGCCGGAACCGGCAAGGTGGCGTCGAATTATACATCTAAAACGGTACCGACAGCCAGTTTCACCAACGTTGTTGCATTACAGATTCCTACCGCTGGTGTTTGGTTGATAATGGCAGGCGCTAGATTCGCCTCTAATTCTGTAGGAAGAAGATGGGCGGTTTTAAGCACCTCAAGCGCAAGTTCTAGCGAAGATGATTACGGTAATAGTTTTCAGGTTCCGGCTGTAAATGGTTCTTACACAGAAGGAAGCATTTGCAAAATTGTTACCGTGTCCACAGCCACTAAATATTTTTATGTTAACGCATTTCAGAATTCAGGTCAGTCGTTAACGGTTTACGCCGCAATTCGTGCCGTTAGAATTGCTTAAAAAGGAGAACAAAATTTAAAATGGAGAGGCCATTATCTGTAGCCAGGGAAGATTTTGTGAACGCGTTGGTCGAATTGGTCAACAATTCTGGTCTTCCTATGTTTGTTGTGCTCGATGTAATGAAAGCGGCGACGGAAGAAGTTAAAGACGCTGCCGCACGCCAGTACGAGCAAGAGAAACTTGAATATGAGAAATCAAAAGAGGAGAAAAAGAATGATCACGAATGAAAATCTCTTAACACAAAAGAAGCCATCTGGCGACAAAAATGTAACTCCTATGACTAGAAAAGAAGCCATTATGATGAGCGACAAAAATGTAACTCCTATGACTAGAGAAGAGGCCATTCTTGCTAAGCAGGAAGGGCTTAAAGTTTTCACCAGAGATGAATATCTTAGAGTTAACTGGTAGTAATGTAAAAACCGAGGTTCCTGGTGTAGTAGAAGGTCCTAGCGATCAGCAGCAAATGTAACAATAATAGAGGTGATTGATATGAGTTCTAGTTCTATTTTAAGAGGGGCTACTCCGACCGTTATTCTTATGTTTAACGAACCGACTTTGGATCTTACCAAAACGAATAACGTATATGTAACGTTTTCAAGTAATCTCAAATCAGTCACCAAAAGCGGAGAATCGATCGAAGTCGAGCCTAATCGTATTTTAGTATATTTAACTCAGAAAGATACATTAGGGTTTAATTTGGATGAGGTTGAGGTTCAGGCGAACTGGACGTATTCTGATCATTTGCGATCCGGTTCTACGATTGAAACGATTGCCGTAGATCGTAATTTATTGATGAAAGAGGTGGACTAGTGGCTAATGTTAAATTAACGCCAACGATTGTCCCGATGACCGTTTCGTCAAGCGACAAAGTGGTTGATGTCACGTCAGTGTCCGCATCTGTTACTAAAGTAGGAATGACGACAACGTTAGTTATGGGCGGCGGCACGAATAATTATGAGCGGCTAACCAACAAGCCCAGCATTAATGGGATTGAGCTATTTGGTGATAAAACGGCAGATGAGCTTGGTCTGGCGTACAAAATTAAATATGACACCGTTGAAGGGTGGGCTAATAATACTAGTTACATTCCTTCCGAAGGCGAGTTAATCGTTTACACCAATTACTCGACCAAAGATGGTGTTAATATTCCGGCTATTAAAGTTGGAGATGGATTAGCGTACGCAGTCGATCTTCCTTTTGTTGGTGATGAAACTCGTGACTTATACTTGGCGCACATTAACGATACAGTGGCGCATATAACTCAAGATGAGCGTGAGTTTTGGAACAACAAGGTAAGATGCTACATAAACTATGACACAATCGTGTTTACCACTCGATAGGAGTTTAAATTCAAAATGGCGAGTATTAAGAAAATTACACTGCCTACTGGTACTACTTATGACATCGTTGACCAGGGTGCCAGAGATCTAATTGATGCATTAGCCGGATACACGGTATTTCTTGGTGTAACTACAACCGCGTTGGCCGATGGGGCGACAACAAACCCGATTACAATTGATGGAAAAAGTGTAACCGCGAAAACTGGCGGGATCGTAACATACGGCAGTGCTGAGTTTATTTTCAATGGTACATCCTGGCAAGCGTTTGGCGATTTGAGTGGCCTCGGAGCGTTGGCGTTTAAAGATAGCGCAAGCGGATCATATACTCCTGCCGGCTCTGTATCACAGCCCACTTTTTCTGGCACAGAGGCCACTATCAGCTCTACGTATACCCCTGCTGGTAGCGTAACCAAGCCTACTTTCTCTGGTACAGAAGCAACTATTACTTCTTCGTTTACTCCAGCAGGAAATGTATCGATAAGCACCGGGACCGGCACGGCAAACTATACTCCAGCCGGATCGGTAAGTCTTACGGCGCCTTCCGTTACTCTTAGCACTACGTCTGGTAAGTTTATTACTGACGCGGGGTCCCTTCCTAGTGCGACGATGCCCGTTCTCACAACTTCCGTTGCAAATGAAACCTTGACTATTGGTTGGACCGCCGGGACGTTTGACGCTGGGGCATTGCCGACGATGAGTTCGTCTACCACGGTGGCGACAGGTGTTGATACGGTTACCGCCGGAACAGCTTCGTTTACTGGAACTGGTGCTAATCTAACAGCGTCCTTCACCGGAACCGCAGGAAACGCAACAGCTACGTACAAGCCAGCTGGATCAGTCTCTAAACCCACTTTCTCTGGAACGGAAGCCACGATCAGCGCGACGTATACTCCTGCTGGTTCCGTATCACAGCCTACATTTACCGGTACTGCTGCGACCGTTAGTGTATCGTAATAATTCAAAATAGCGAAAATAGGAGGTAATGGAATATTATGGCTGACGTATCAAAAATCGTACTTCCAAATCAAGAAGAATACGATATTAAAGATAGTACTGCCAGATCATCTATTCCAACGGCAGTTTCGCAGCTGACTAATGATAGCGGTTATATTACTGCGTCAGGAGATTTAGTTGATTATGTTAAAACGGTCAACTGTCAATCGGTTGAGATAGGAACTCACGATCTCGTTCAGAGATTTGACAACATGTTCGTCAACACTGAGTATCCGTCAGTTGCTACTACCGATGACTATCCGATTATTCCTTCTAGTAATTCTGGTCTTGTGATAACGGCCGGGACACCGGAAACAGCTCCTCATGGAATTAAGATTGTAGCCAATTCATCAGCAAGACCGTTTTTTACTTGGTTCTGTGAGCATGTTATTAAAACTGGTTACACATATACCTGGTCTTTTGATGCAGAATGGTGTTTATTGTCTGATTATTCTGGCTCGAATACATATACTTTTGATACTCGTGTCGCTTACACTCCTGCTGGAGGCAACTATACTCAGTATAAGGAATCTTTCGCCACAATTCAGCCAGGAGTTGTGCAAACAGCAAAAGTAACCAGAACGTTTACAGTAACTACAGAAATCTATGGCATTATACAGCTTAGAATTATGCCTTCGTTCTCCGATGCCGGTCCTTGCCGAGCAAATACGGATTATATTAAGATTTCTAATCTTATGCTTGAAGAAGGCAGCACCGCAACTGATTGGTGTCCGTCGAGATACATTACAACTCCGGCATGGTTGTGTTATGATACGTATACTAAATCCGAAGTTTACACCAAGAATGAAGTTCTTAGTCGAATTAGGACTGTTCTGGGGTCAACGCCAGCCGGTGGTGTTACGTGCACACTTAGTAATTGTACCGGAACTCTTGCAAGTTTGAACACATTTAATTTCTACAGAGATACACTGAATAAGATGGTAGTTGTGTCCGGTAGGATCCGAATTACAAATTTTGCAAGAACCGGAAACAATCCAGGAGTAATTATCAACGATGTTGATTTCGGCACTAGAAGTTCTTCGTTAGATGTTCGTGGTGGCATTGTCTGTAATCAAAACGGAATTATTACAACCGAAATGGTTGACGTATCCATAAGCACAAGCGGCACAATGTATGTTGTATGCACGGAAACATATGCGAATATATCTGGCAAAGAATTGACAATGATAATTCCACAGGCAATTATAGCTTACTGAAGGAGCATAAAAGATGAAGTATATTGTATTGGAAATTCAGACCAACGCTAATGGTGAAGTTGGCAATTTGCTTACTGCGTATGATGAACGTAGCGCAGCAGAGAACAAATACTACACCATTCTTGCAGCGGCTGCTCTTTCTGAGTTGCCGGTTCATTCGGCAATGATCCTGACCAATTTGGGCACCATTGTAAAGAGCGAGACATTCAATCGTATTCCCGAAACAGAATAAGAGGTAAGCAATGGCGATTGTCGTTGAAAATTATTATGACGAGGAAGGGCGTCTGTATAAAAAAACATATTCCGATACCGGTTATGTGATTAGACAAATGGAAACCGGATATTGCTTTGCTGAAGCTATTGAACCGCACGACTCTCTTTTTACATACGAAGAGACAAGCGATCTGATAGATCCTAATCCGGAAGTGTCGGAAGAAGAAAATCCGATTTCGTATACGGCAAACGATCTTATTACTGCCGCTAAAATTATTTTAGGCGAGGTTGAATAATGGATTATATTTCAATTGCTAGACGTCTTAGGGCAATGATTTTGGAAAAATCGTCATCCTTTACGGACGAAGAAGCTGCTGAAATGCCGTTCGCTCTTCCGAAATGGAAATCGAATACCACATATTCGGCCGGAGATCGTGTTCGATATGGGGAGTATATTTACAAGGTGCTTACTGCGCACACGTCTCAAGATAATTGGACGCCAACTACGGCACCTTCGTTGTTCGCCAGAATTCTTCCTGGTCAGCAAGGGTCTGATGAAGAAATCGGCGAGTGGGTTCAGCCCGACAGCACCAATCCTTACATGAAGGGCGACAAAGTCAGGTTTGAAGGCAAAATTTACGAGTCTTTGATTGACAATAATCTTTGGTCTCCTGCGGCTTACCAGGCCGGATGGAGAGAAATTACAGAATAAGAGGATAGGTTATGGCTATCAGTAAACTTATTTTAGACGGCGAAGTCCAAATGGATGTAACGCAGGATACTGTTACTCCAAATAGCTTACTGTCTGGCTATACTGCTACCGCGGCAAGCGGGGACAAAATTACCGGGAACATCGAGACAAAAAGCTCGTCTGATATTTCTGTTAATGGCCAAACCGTTACTGTTCCTTCTGGATATTATGCTCGTCAGCAAACGGCGTCTGTAAATAGCGGCACTTTGAACGCTCCTGTCGCTACTAAGGGCGCCGTTTCTAATAATAGCGTACAAGTTACGCCGAGTGTCACGAATACTGCTGGTTATATTTCAGCAAGCACGAAAACCGGAACTCCAGTTACCGTTACCGCTTCTGAATTGGTGTCTGGAAGCCAGACTATCAATTCCAATAATACTTATGATGTGACGAATTTGGAAGAAGTAGTTGTGAACGTTACGCCAAATAACCAGAACAAAACCGTCAACCCGAGTTTGTCTCAGCAAGTTATATCTGCCGATTCCGGTTACTCGGGTCTTGGTAACGTTATTGTTAATGCTATGCCGACCGGTACTGCTGGAAGACCTACAGCAACAAAAGGGACTGTAACGAACAATAGTGTTCAGGTTACTCCTAGCGTCAGTAATGCATCTGGTTATATTCAAGGGTCGACAATTACCGGCACTCCGGTTACTGTTAGCGCTTCTGAGCTAGTGCACGGAAGTCAGACCGTCCAACTCAACAATACTTATGACGTCACTAATTTGGCGGAACTAATTGTTGATGTTGAAGGCGGGAACCCTCCAATCAATAACCAGAGCAAAACCGTAGATCCGAGCACGTCTGAGCAGACGGTGACATATGATAGCGGTTATACAGGGCTTGAAGATGTAGTAGTCAGGGCTATGCCAACTGGCACTGAAGGAACGCCAGAAGCCGAAGTCATCACTGACCAGCAAACTCAAAACATAATCGTCACTCCTAAGGTGACGAACTCACAAGGTTATATTTCAGGAGGTCTTAGAGTGGGTGATCCAGTCACGATTAATCCTGGCGTTACGTCATTTAACGGTCAAACTGGTGCTGTAACGTACACCGCTCCAGTTACGTCTGTTAATGGCTCAACTGGCGCTGTAACCGTTTCCGTTCCGACTAAGATTTCTCAGCTTACAAATGACAGCGGTTATATTACGACATCGACGGCGAATGTTAAATCAGTTAACGGCCAGACGGGTGCAGTTACATTAACTATTCCGACGAAAACGTCTCAGATTACAAATGACAGCGGTTATATTACGACATCGACGGCGAATGTTAAATCGGTTAACGGATTGACAGGTGCAGTCTCATTAACCATTCCTCCTACGCCTAATATTTACGTTACGGCGCATGGAACGACCAGCGGATGGACTTATCGAAAATGGTCGGATAAAACTTACGAATGCTGGAAAAACATTTCGTTTAGTACCAAAGTTGATGGCGTATGGGGCGATGTGTTCTACAAAGAACTCACCCCTCAACCATATCCGGTAACATTTACCTCATCGCCATTTGAAATTGTCAGTATTAGTACCGGTTCAAAATCGTTATTCCTTTCAAACACACTTAACGCTCCTACAACGACTAAAACTGCCGGATATTTGCTTATGCGACCGACTAACGCACAAACTACTATTTCGATTACTTTGACATTCTATGTAAGAGGGGCGGTGGCGTCATGACGACTATTCCTATTGAACTTGCTGCAAAATTCTTTCTTCCGCCGATTGAGGAATATCCTTTCCCGGAGGAAGACTATTACTACACTTTTATTGTTCAATCGGATAAATACGTAAGAACAAAAATGATGGATATTATTTGTAACGGCGTTGACCCGGGCGATGAAGAGCTAGACCTTATTCTCGAAGCAAGAGCTTTATCTAGAGAGAAAATTGGGGCGTCTTGTAGTGACATTACTTTGGATGATCTCGCGATTATTGCAAAAAATATTCGCAAACTTGTTGAGCTTAATTCAACAAATCTGGATGATGATAAAGCGTCTGAAGTTCCTTTTGCGTATCCTTATTGGAAAGAAAATTATTCTTATTCCATAAACGATCGCGTTCGTTACAATGATATTTTGTACAAATGTCTGCAAACGCATAGGTCGCAAGCAAATTGGACTCCGGATGTTGCTCCTTCATTGTTTGGCAGAATTCTTGCTCCCGAAGGAGATATTCCTGAATGGGTACAGCCGGATAGCACGAATCCGTATATGACCGGCGATAAAGTTCGTTTCGAAGGCAAGGTGTATGAGTCTATTATTGACAACAACATCTGGTCGCCAGCTGATTATCCTGCCGGATGGAGAGAAATTACAGAACAAGAGGACAGGTTATGAGAACCTTCCTTATTCAGACCGACTATGTAGCGAATAAAATCGCGGAAGCATTATATTTGGGCGAAGAAATTGACGAGGATTACTCCGAAGTAATTCAGGCTAGAAAATACGCCCGAACCAAAATCAATGAATTAAGTTGAGGAATGATATGAGCCAAGAGAAAGATTTACAGCCAATTACTCGTAAAGAGAAAATCTTAGATGGGCAGGATTTGGCCCCAGTAACGAGACTTGAGTATTTCCTGAAGAAGGCCGCAACGAAAGGCGAAGGCAGCGGAGGAGGTAGCATAACTATTGTATCACCTATTAACGAAGATACAGCGCCGGAGCTGCCTTCTGGCGGCGAAGTGAGTGAGACCTATGAGTATGATTTATGCGGCTCATTATCATGGCCCGGAGGTTCTTCTTCCGACAGTACTTTTCTGGCGTGCATTGTACGATCTGGACCAGGCGGTTTATCCCCCACATTTATTGAGTCTGATGGTCTGCATTGCAATCCTCTAAATGTTGTTAAGAACGTCGGGCAATATTCTTTTACCAGATACGCACCGGGAGTAAGCGGCAATCAGTACGTATTAACATTAAAAACAGGAAAAACTCCGAGCCTTATAGCTATATCCGACGATAATAAGACAATCGTGGCTGTTATAGTAAACCCAGACGATCTTGAATGGGTACTGGAACAAGCAGTACACTAAATAAATAGGAGGAATAAATTATGGCAGTTAATTCTATGACTTTTAATCAGCTTGCAACAGAGAAAGGAGAAAATTATGGCTATCAGCGATAAAATGCACAAAATTCTTAGAACTCTACAGTGGCTTATTCCTGAGTTGTTCGTTTTTTATGGCGCTTTGGATAAGGTGTTCGGGTGGGGCTTAGTAGACACAGTTGAGATTATTGTTGCGGCACTTGTCGGTCTCATTGGGAACATCGCACAGCATTCCAGTAAGACGTATTTCGAAACTAAAGAAATCGTTGACAAGACGGAAGAATAATCATTGACTGCCCCGTTCGCGGTCTGTAAGCGGCGGGGCGGTTTTCCGGAAAGGAGGATTTATGGCGGTTATAATCGGTTCCGCTCGTATTAACGAGCTTAATGAAAAAGAAGGCGGACAACCTGGTGATCAGAACGGAAGAGAAGTTGCCACCGAAAACTGGTATCTTCACTCCAAAGGCTGGGTTGTAATCCGTGCTAAAGATCCATCCGTAAGAGCAAAAATCGCACAGAATATGCGTTATATTTGTGCCAATAATAATATTGGTTACAGCTATTGGAATACATGCTACGGCCTTCTCAACGAATCCAAAAAATATGGATATGATGCAAGCAAGGTTAAAGTAAAATGCAATACCAACTGCGCAAAGTCTGTTGTGACGTGCATTCGCTACGCGGGTGTTGACGTCGGCGATTTTTATACCGCCAACGAGGTTGATGTCTGCAAAAAGACCGGAGCATTCCAGATTCTTACCGACGATAAGTATTGCAAATCTTCTGACTATCTGCTTGAAGGAGATATTCTCGTAACGAAAACTTCTGGTCATACGGTTGTAGTTCTGACCGATGGACCTAAAGCAGTAGCGTATGAGCCGTATAGAGTATGGAATTGTGCGTATGCTAATCTTAGAAAAGGTCCGTCGGTTAACTATACCGTCATTACTGCCCTTAATTCGGGAAGCATTGTCAAGCTGTATGAATGGGATAAAAATGGTTGGGGGCATGTGGAAGTAGATGGCCTCTGGGGTTATATTTCTCCGATGTATCTCGCTGTATGTCCTAAAGGCGTAGTTCAGGGCGGAAGCACCTGGCTTAGAGACAAAGCCGGTAAAAATGTTGGCAAGCAGATTATATCTATTCCTGCCGGATCGATTGTTCGCTTGTCTGGACGCACAGAAATGGTTGGAAAGACGACTTGGTACGAATTGTTCTATAATGGGCACGAAGGTTGGGCTTCCGGTCTTTATGTAAAGCCTACGAAGTGAGGTTATATTTATGGCAGTAATCATTGGGTCAGCAAGAATTAACGAACTCGGCAAAGGAGAAGGCGGGCAGCCTGGTGATCAGAATGGTCTTGAGGTAACAACCGAAAATTGGTATTTGCACACTAAAGGATGGGTAGTAATTCGTGCAAAAGACGACGAAGTTCGTAAGAAAATCGCTCTATGCATGCGTTATATTTGCGAAAACGACAATATTGGGTATAGCTACAATATTAATCGCAGAGGACTTGTTAACGCAGCGAAACCGTATGGCTATGATCCTCGGAAGGTGACGACTAATGTTGAAACTGACTGCTCGATGGCTGTCGTAGACTGTATTCGCTACGCTGGGGTTAACGTTGCCGACTTCACTACGGCTAATGAGGTAGAGAAATGTAAGGCCACGGGCGCGTTTAGCATTCTTACCAGCGACAAGTATTGCAAATCTTCGGATTATCTTCTTGAAGGAGATATTCTGGTTACTAAGACGATGGGCCATACTGTTGTTGTTCTTACGGACGGCCCCAAAGCAGTCGCGGATCTTCCTAAATTCTTATTCAAAACTTTTGCCTACAATGGCATTTCCATCACCGAAGGAACTCCTGGCACAAGAGCTGCTCAGAGATCTAAGACGATCGCAAAAGCTGGTTATCGTCCAATTACCGTTAGACTTGCATCTGTAAGCAATTCTGCTCTCGCTAATGTCGTTCCGTTTATTGGTGGCGGAGAAGATACGAAAATGTATATCAATTACTATCGTGCGTCTGGCGCTAGCGGTACGATTGATGCGACCATCACGATCGTATACGTCAGGAATGACTTGCTGTAATCCTACCTTATTCCTACATAAAACTCTTACTTTTGGCCTAGCTAAGCCAACTGCGATTTTTCGGTTGAAAATGTCCCGCAGTTTATATTTTCACAAAAATGGCTTAGCTAGGCCGTTTTCGCTAGTATTCAAGAGTGGTTAAATGTAGTAAAATTCGGTTCGTTCGTACATTAAACATACAATTTTATTTTTTTCGCAAATTTTACATAGCCGATTATAGAAAAACAAAGGAGGTAATTAACTATGTTACTGCGTAAACTTGACAATTATATTCAGGATCTGCTTTTCGAGAAAATCGAGATTAACTATGCTGCTCTGAAGCTTCTTCAGAACGATATGAAGGTTACGGATACACAACGCCACGATATGTGGTCTGCGTATCATATTGTAGATAACTGGGTTGACGGAACCCATCTTATCAATAAGTTTGATATGCACGACGATTCGATCGCGACGTGGTATACCATGACTTACTACGTTCCCAGATTCAAAGTGGCAAAGTTCAAAACTCGTCTCGTTACGACATTATCCGGGATGGGGTATAGTTGGAATTGCGTATGTGATGTATACAATGTGTTCTTCTAAGCCCCTACATGGGGCTTCTTTTTTGGCCTCGCAAAAATTACAAATCTTATAATGAAAAGGTGTTTCATGTAAAAAGGAATGCTAATGTTTGAACAGACAAAACTAAACTATTATATTAAAGGTCTTTGCATCAACATGGCATTTCTTTTTTTTCGCAATTTTTACAAGGAAGATTATAGGTAGAAATACCAAATACAATTTCTAGGAGGACATTTATATGTTCAATAACAAGAAGAGAATCGAAGAAGTGAAAACGAGGATCGCCAAAAAGAAGGAAGACCTCAAGCTTTGGATTCGACAGGATTTTAATATTCGTCAACATTTCAGAGAAGGATATGGAGATGGCGTTACTGATTATTACTGGGAAAAGGAGCATCATCCTTTCCGTCATGTAATGACGCAGATGCGCATCTTAGCTATATTCACCATAAATAAAGAAGACGAACTGATTGATAAAATTCTTACCGAATCAATTGGCTGGGATAATCTTGGCTATGCCCTCGGTTTCTACTACTTTCAGTTCGATGAGCTTCTTGCCCGTTAATCGTCCATAATTGTATGGATCTACCGGAGATCTCAAACATGGGATCTCTTTTTTCTCGCATTTTTTACAATTTATATTATAGAAAGATGGGAGGCAATCTAATGGGTTGGGAAACGAGATTGACGTGGGTGAAAACCCCACACATTATTTTTTTTTTTCGCAATTTTTACACTGCGTATTATAGGCGGAAACGCTAAATAAAACTTTGGAGGTTTGCTATGGGATTTATTAGAAATCTAAAGGAGAAAAACGAAGAAATCGAATGCTATCTGCGTTTCTTGGAGATTCAACGAAAAAAGAAAAACGGAGAAGAGGTTCAAGAAACGAAAAAAGAGATGGCATATCGAAGATATTTAACTGATCTTGTTGAGGTCGATAAACCAAAGAAAAATCCAATAGGTTTTATGTAAAACCGCGTAAGGGGATCCAAAACATGGGTCCTCTTTTTTCGCAAATTTTACAACTTATATTATAGAAAACTATGGAGGTATTTTAACATGTTGACTAACACTACTATCGCAATTATTTGTGGAATTCTGGTATTCGGCCTTTATGCGGCCGCAGTAACCTGGACTATCTACAACATCAAGAAGGTAGAAGTCAAAAAGTAAAAACCATTTTCTAAGCCGCTACATGCGGCTTTTTTTTTGCCATAAATTGTCAGATAATTCGCAAAATTTACAAATCATATAATGAAATAAAAGAACAAAATTCTAAAAAAATATATGGAGGTTGATTAAAATGACTAACTACAACTATTATGGAATGGCTTACAAAATGTCTAAGTTTGACGACCTGCTTACGCGCTTTAGCGAAAGCAACGCGAAGGAGATGGAGTATAAATACGCTGAAAGCGATTATGCTAATACTTCTTCTGCTTGCAATTCGACTAACGCCGCGATCAAGCGGTTTGGCAAAAAAGGCTTAATGAAAGCTTCCATCAAAGAAGGTAAGGTTATCATTAAGAAAACATTCTAAAAACTGAATATGGTTCTAAGCCGCTACATGCGGCTTTCTTTTTTAGTCTCCCAAAAAATACAAACCATTTGCTTATTGGACTGCTTTTACTTATTTGAGCCCTAACACGGGCTCTTATTTTTTGGAGGTGTAATATGCCGCTCGATCACGAAGTTTATGACATTATTGTGGCTAATATCGCAGTAACTCTTAAAGAGGTGCTTGCCGGGGACATTACAGTATTCAAATACGGGGACAATATCAAGGTACATATCAATCATCCTCAATTTGGGAATTTTATCTACACAATTTATGACGTAGATGAAATCAACTTAAACGAAATTACTAGCCGAGATTTGGCAGAAAAGGTTATATCTTGGCATAAATCGTGCGTAGTGAAAAAGTTATTCTTATAGAATAAGGCACGATTTTACCCAAAAAGCATGATATGGTTACCAGACCAAAAGGAGGTAGATAATTCGCAAATTTTACATTTCATATAATGAAGTAAATTCTATGGAGGTAATCAATTATGTTGAATCGTGAAATGCTTATTAAAGCGGAAATCAAATACCATATGGCTATGATGAAAGTTGGTATGAATCTTTCAAAGCATAAATTAACCAAACGAATTGGAGACGATTTGTTTGACCGGCATGCTTTGGAAAATCTTATTGTGCTTTCTGAATTTGTTGATGTGGTGAAAACGCATAAGAAAATTCATGACGAAATTACAAAAAAGCTTGACGATCTCGAGAACGATCTTCAAACAAAAGAGCCCTAACATGGGCTCTCTCTTTTTTCGCAATTTTTACAAGCTGTATAGTGGAATAAATCTTATATTCAAGGAGGTAACTAATATGGAAAACGAAGAAGTGAAGGTTGCTGAGATCGAAGAAATCGAAGAACCGGTAAAGGAAACTCCCGAGAAACCGGACAAAGGCTCTGAATATGCCAGCGCTTTCATCGTCGGCTTCATCGGAGGAGCCGCCACTGCTCTTGGCAAATGTGCCGTAGACTGGGCGATTCCGAAGATTAAAGAAGCCAGCGCGAAAGCCGCTGAGAAACGTAAGGCCAAACGGAATGCTCGGAAGAAAGCCAAACTGGAAAAACAAGTCGAAGCAATCAAAGCAGAAACCAAGTAACTCAAAGGTTATATTCCAAGCTCTGTGCATATGCATGGGGCTTCTCTTTTTCTCGCAAAAATTACAAACAACATAATGGAAACTAATTCTAAAAACATATTCTATGGAGGTAAATTCAATGAACGAAGAAATCATGAACGACACGACAATGGAAAACGCTACTCAGGAAACTGCTCCTGCTGAAACCGAAACGGATTCTGCCGGATCTACTCTTGCTGGGCTTGCTATTCTTGCTGGAAGTATGTTCCTCTCCACGTTCGCCGCTGTTGCGGGAGCTGGTGTTGGATACACGTTATTCCTGGACGAGGAGGCTAAAGCCGAACGCAAGGAGCGCAGAGAAGAACGCAGAGAAGCCCGTAAGGCGAAACGCGAAGCAAAGAAAGCCAAGAAGGCGAAGAAACCGGTCATCGTTGATGACGTCTCTGTTGAAGTCAACTTCGACGAAGAAAAGTAAAACTGAATAGGATTCCAAAGCCCTGTGCTTATGCATGGGGCTTCTATTTTTCGCATTATATTTTTTGGAGGTTGATGAGATGAGCGAAAAAATCAGAAAAGTAACGGAAGATGAATTAAACCTGGTTCTTGGTTTTAGCTGGAAAACGTGGGCCAGAGACAAATACCTGGGTGAAGCGGTTAAAGAATTTTTAGCTTCTGGAGAAGTGGTTGTCGAACTGTTACCTCCAGAAAATAAATTAGAATATCCATTCAGAATATCGTATGAGACCGTTCATGAATGGATTAAAAAGAATAACTATTCAGACATAATTAAAGTGTCAAACAAAAAAGCAAAACTATGGCTTATCAGAATAGACGAACGTAGCGACTGGGTTACGTATGAGCCTCGTTCAAGCCAACCCACGTAAATATTCTGACAATTCTCGCAAATTAAACAAGTTGTATAGTGAAATGGAGGTACACGATATGTGGAAACTTAATTCTGATGACAAACAGAAACGCGACGTGGTTCTTCGCGAGGCAAAGAAAGCTGGAGTTGACATCGATGATTATCGTATGATCAAGAAAGACGGAAAACTCTACATGCTTTACACCCGCAAAGATACTGGCGGAAAAATCTACGAGTTTGAAATCGGTAAGTACGTATAACTTGTACTACCATCACCCTAAGCCCTGTGCAAAAGCATGGGGCTTCTATTTTTCTCGCAAATTTTACAAATCGCATAATGGTAAGGCAGTCCGGACTGCTTACCTAGGGACGCTACTCTAGCCGAAATCGAGTTAGCCGCAATAATCCGCATGCGTTAAAGTGGGTCAAAGAGGTCTTTTTGCAAGGCCTCTTTGTTTTTGCAAAATTTATATTTTCGGAGGTTGAACTATGGAAAAGATAGGTAGAAAGATTGTCGTCGTAGCTCAGGAAGAAGCAAATATTCATGAAAAAGAATATTTGGATACGTGCTATAAGTTAAGCGTTCTCGAAGAGGAATGCAAGCGCCTTAAGGATTCGTTGAAATGTAGATATTGCGGGGACAAGATTTATGCAAAGGGATATTGCAAGGCTTGTTATAATCGTGCTATTGTTTTTGGTCTTCCTCTTAAACGGAAATATCAAGGTAAAGAGCAACCGCAACCGCAGCCGAAAACTAATTTATCTAAAATCCGAGAGATTGGGTTTACCGATAAGGCAGAACTAACTCGGGACGATTTTGAAACTATCGTTCTATTTTCTACATTAAGCGAACGAAGCAAAGACATTATGCGTATGTATTTTTGCGAGAATAAAACGCATAGGGAAATAGCTGCAATATACGGCTTTACGTGCCAACGTAGCCAGCAAATTGTACATAAATCTATGAAAAAGTGTCGTCTTGTATGGAGAAAAAACAAGGAGGTTGAATGATGGACGAAAAACTCAATAAGGTTTGCGAAGAACTTATGTCTGAATGTGACGAAGCATTAAGGAGGTATCATGAAATGTTTCCTGCACAGAATCTTGAACTGTTTTATTGGAACAACGAAGCTGGGGATATGGATGTTGAGGTATATCCTCTGAATTGGCACGATGATCTTCCTAATGTTGAGAAGATCGAGATCCTGATTATGGATTATCCGATTTGCGATGAAGTGGCGATAGTTACTTATAAGGGAGACTACCCTGTCCCGGCTGATACGGTTCCGTTATATATTACCGACGATGACGACAAAGTTCTCAGTACGACTGTGGTGTATAGTCCGAATCCGGAGTACAATGATGTACTCATTTCCGATTCTCTTAAAGAAGCTGCGCGGTACATCTTATATTCTGAGTCGGAAAATATCAACCGTATCGAAAAGTTCAGGTTTAGAGAAAACCCGATGGATATTCCGGATTGGAGGTAAAACGCGGATGAGTGATGGATTTCGTTTCTTTGTTCAAAGTATTTGTGCTCTTGTTATAGCCGTGATTTTGCTTTCAATACCTGTTTTATTTGCATTTTCAATAATGTTCAGCTGGGTGTTGGTCGCAAAAATTATACTCGGAGTGTTAATACTAACCGAAATCATCGCTATGTATTTGGCTATTCTACTTATATTTGAAGAAACTGTTTAAGGAGGTTTAATTATGTGTAAGTATTGTGATTTCAAGTTTGAAGAAAACGGTGACTGCTGGGATGTCGAAAGGACCATTGATCATCGCGAGGAACAGTTTGGACTTAGTAAACTGATATTTCGAACGAATATGTTTGTTCGACCGTTAAAGAAAGATGCCACTCTTAACTTTGAAGTTTCAACAGGAGGAAACATCGAAGATCTAATTTTCGACAATTATATTCCGATTCAGTATTGTCCATTCTGCGGACGGAAGCTTACGTTCCAAGACGAGGAGGCGGAAGAATGACGCTTGAAGAACTGAAAACAGAAGCCAAAAAGCACGGTTACAATCTGATCAAACAAAAGGAAAAAATATATTTGCAACCTTGTGTCTGTGGATGCAACCAGCGAGCCAAATGGTATGGTACTTATGGCAGCGTTACTTTAAAGTGCAAACGTTGCGGTCGAAGCGCCGCTGGAGACACGGAGCTCGATGCTAAGAAGCAATGGAATAGTATGGTTGAAGAATGGGCAAAGCAAGAGAATACGACCCGGTAACGGATTTTCCTAAACATTGGTGCGGCAACTGTCAACTGCGAATATATTTCGCAAGACATTACGAGATCCATTTGGATTGAAAAAATTGCCCTTACGCGTGCGAGTACAAAAAAGAAATGATGGAACTGGAAAAAGTGGAGAGGAGAGAAGAATGAGTGAAACAGCTCAGATAATTCTTGCAGTTAGTTTAGGCATTGTTCTGCTTTGTGCGGCGGGATGTCTTGTGGTAATGACGATCGACACAATAAGAGGGTGGAAGAAGGATGGACGATAAAGTTTGTTATATTTGTCCGCACTGCAACGCTATACTTTTCGTCGATAAAGCAAAAGAAGTATTCGGATTCAAATGGTGTCCAAATTGCGGTACGAAAATGGATCGTGCCTTGGTACAAGAGGAAACAGTTTGCACTGATACTGAGCCGCTTGTTGCATTGAATGAGGAGCGGACACGACAATGAACAAACGCGACGAAGCAATGAGCATGTTGGATCAGCTTGAAAACTTGCTTAAGAAAACAGAAGATACGCCTGACAGAATGCCAACGAATCGGGCATTTTTATTTTTGGCAAGAATTGTTTATTGGTTACTAGAAAGGTGGATAAGAGAGCATGAACCGAGTAACGGTAAGCGATGAAGCTGTTGATAATGCACTTAATTCCGGTGTTCTAAACATCACTCGCGATAAGTGGAGAAAGCTTAAGAACTTCTCAAGAGAGGAATTCTTACGTTATATTGTGTCAATTTATCGCGACGGTTTTCAGGCTGGGTGCGATGCCGTTACGAACAAGATCAAAGCGGATTATGTGGAGTCATATGATCCGGAAACAGAAGAAGTCCAGGTTAACTGGGAAGATATTTTAGCTCTGATCGCTGAAGTGAAAGGAGTCAGCCCAGAGATATTATCGGAAATCGATAAAAAAATGAAGGAGGTGTATTAATTGAACATGATTACAACATCAACAAAATGGCCTACTTGGGATCCATATAAAGATGTTACGTCAAAAGTAAAAGCCTATCTAGAAACCGATGAAAGCATAACGATTGAGGCTGCAAAAATGTATTGGGAAAAATCTAATTTGCCAAAAATCAAAAAAGTTATATTTAATAATCCGGCAACTATCATCATTTGGGCGGATAAGACTAAGACTGTTGTTAAGTGCATGGAAGGAGATACCTGGGATCCGGAAAAAGGATTTATGGCTGCGTATCTTACTAAAATATTAGGGCAGAAGAGATTTCACTCTGAGCTAAAAAAGTATGTAAAGCCTCAAGTTGAAATGGAAACCAATGGTACTATTAATGGAATGTCGATCGCAGATATTGTGAAATCTATTACGGACGCATTTAATGGCAAAACATTATTCGAGAAAAAGAGTATCGTGATAGATCATAAGGAGGACAAATAAATGGAGGGATTCTTTTACTGGCTGATTATCTTCGGCCTTATTGTGTTATATTCTGCGCTTCTTTTGATTATTTACACTCATTTCTGGGTGAACAATAAAGAACCGGACGCAATTCTGTCTTTCAACGAAAGCATGGCCAAGATCAAAGGAAATTTCGTGCTTCTCTTGCCAATAGATGAAGTAAGAAAAAGGGATCATATCCGAGTAGAAATACAGAATAATGTCGAAGAAGACGACTCGCAAGAAAAACAATCCATATAATGGAAACTTATATTTACGGAGGTAAAAATTATGACAGAAGAAGTTGTAAATGTGACATTCGAGGACGTTTTATCTGACGCACTGCAGAGAAACGACGAAAATCTGAAAATGACAGCCCCCGGTAGCGAAGAATACGAACGCTTAACCAAGGAAAGAGACATGTTGCTTAAAGCATGGCTGGAACTTATGAAGCAAAAGACAGAAGAGCCGTCTAAATGGCGGAAACTTCTTGACGTTGGCGAAAAAGTTGTTGGCATTGCTTGCAAAGTCGTGAGTACTGCGTTTGCGATCGCTCTTCCTATCGGAATGTTCAGGCTCAGTAATCGTAGTGGATTCATGACTGCTGACGAAATGAACGCTCTCAAAGGAACAGAAAGGCTTCTAGTCAAGTAACCAATCAAAAGTGACCAAAATGAGGACTCAAACATGGGTCCTCTCTTTTTATAAAAGGAGGAACAATATGAAAGACAACGAAAACATGAACGTGAACGTTAAGGTTAACCTCGGCAGTATTCTTCTGTTTATCGGATGGAGTATATTCGCTTACAAGGCTGGAAAAAAGAGCGGATACAACGAGGCGTTGAAGGATGTAGTGAAGATTGTGAGCATCGAAGATGACTCGCAAAAATAACAAAGCACATAATGGAATCAAAACCAAAAATCATTCTATGGAGGTAACTACTATGGGAATCGTTGAAATGGCTATCAAAGGTGGTCTTGCTATTGCAGCGCTTGCGTTTGGCGGACAGCAGGTATGCGGTCTTGCGAACGGAGTGAAAGACAATATCAAGAGCAAACGAGAGAAAAAAGAACAAGAACCACAGGAAGAAGAAACCAACGAATAATCAGTTTCTGATTTCCATCACCGAAAGGCCTTTTTACAAGGCCTTTCTTTTTTTCTAGAAGGACGGGTTATGACTGAATTTAGTATTGAGGCGGCATTGGCTGAGATTCCGGAACGTAAAGGCAATCCAACAACGTTATATTTCAGGCAATCAGCATATAACTGTTGGGCGGTAACCGAGGTATTCAAATTCATTGATAACCATCCAGAATACACAACAGTTGAGGCAATCGAGCATTTTATACAGTTGGTTGACGGTTATATTTACAATTCAGCTTCTGAAGAAATGCGCTGGGTGTTCTGTGTGGCAAAAGATGAAGCCGAATATCTACGTGATTGGTGTATCGCGGAAGAATTTAGGAGGTAATGAATGGATAGAAGCGTATTTTGGATCTATATGGAATATTACTGGCTTCGAATCCGAGAGGTATTTGATAGGAAGATGTCTCGTAAATTAATCTGGGGGTTATATTGGGAGACCACAAAACGTATCGAAGATCTAAAACTTCGCAAAGCTCAAAGTAAGCATCAAGAAAAGGAGATAAGAAAGGGGTTGGAGCTTTGTAGAAAGATTCGAGAGCATCTGATCAATTTAGAAGGAGGTAAAAGAAGATGAACTGGTTGAATGCGGTTGGCGATTATATTCGTGAACACAAATCGGAAATCGCATTTGGCGCCGGTGTAGTTTTAACTGGAGCAACTACCGTGCTAGCCGTTAACGCTACGCCAAAGGCGATGGACGCTATTGAAGAGAAAACCGCCGAGAAAGGTAGCGAATTAACCGTTTGGGAGAAGATTAAGGCCGGTTGGAAGTATTATGTTCTTTCGACGGCAACTGAGGTTCTCGGTTTAACCTGTCTGTTTTATGGCAAATCGGTAGATATGAAAGCCACTGGCACGGCATTAGCGCTTGCTGACGCTTCGCAAAAATTACTGAAGACATATACGGAGAAGGTTGTCGAGGAAATCGGAGAGAAAAAGGAGGAAGAAGTACGGCACGCTGCTGTCGAAGAAAGGGCAAGGAAAGACTTCGCTACGTATAAGCCTCGTCCTTCAGAAGACGCGTCGTTACTCGATGGCGATTCTTGGTATTACTACCCTTACATCGGAAAGAAATTCATTTCTTCTAAAATCAAGATCAAAGCCGCCGAAAACGTAATTAATGAAAAAATTAACGAAGACGACTATGCAGCGTTGGATGATTTCTTCTGGGAGATTTGTGACTCTTCTCCTGTTCCGATCAATAAAGAATTATTTTCCGACTATGGCGAAACGCATGGGTTCGGATCGGAAGATGGTTTGATCGAAGTAAGAACTGACGACAATCCGATAAAGATCATAATCGGAGGAAACGAGACGTCTGCGTTAGTGATCAAGTTCATCAATAAGAAGACCTGGACGGAAGTATATCCGGAATTAATTGTGTAAGGAGGTAATTATGGACGAATATCCTAATAACAGCAATGCATATCGAGTACAGTCGACGTTGAACGCGCCTACGGACGAGAAAAAAGAAGAAAAAGAAGTAGTGGCACCAGTCAGTTCTTCTCCGGCAAAAGTAAAAAAGAAGACCGTCAAAGATAAGGCGGCTTCTTTGTTTATCAAAGAAGATATTAAGAGTGTGGCTCGTTATATTTTCAAAGACATTCTTGTCCCGGCCATGAAAAAGACGTTTGTTGCGATGATCAATAACGGAACAAACATGATGGTTTACGGTGACGGTCGCGGATATGACGACAGAGACAGAAACGATCGAGGATCTAGATATTCATACCAGGATTATTATGATCGAAATCGTGATTTTGACTATCGCGGAAGCGCAAGATCGTCTCGTCGAGCTTACGATACTCCTTACGACTATGATATTCCGCTTTTTGATTCAGCCGGAGCGGCTACAGAAGCGTTAAGGAGAATGAGAAATCATATTTACGACTATGGAAGAGTATCGGTTAGTTTCTTGTATGGATGCGCAAAATGGCCTACGTCATATACTACGGATCAATACGGATGGACTGATCTGCGCGACGCCGAAGTTCTTAGAGATCCAAGCGGAGATTATTGGATCAAAACTCCGAGACCGAGAGTAATCGATCTGTAAAGACATGGCTAGTGTAACGATTAATTTCATGCGAGAAAAGGTGTCAGAATTATATCCTACTCCTGGTTGGAAAGAACGAGTAATGAAATACATGCCTGATCGACAAGTGATAGCGGTATATCATTATGCGCTTGAACATGACAAATTCAACAAGAGAGAAAAAGAAGAAGGCGTGTATCACCAAATGACTTTGGCGGAATACATGGCTGCAAATAATTAAGGAGGTAAATCATGGATTTACACGAGAAATGGAGAAACTTAATGGCTTCTCTAGACGACAAAAGCCCGCAGATTAAAATTGTCGTCGGTGTCGTAGGACTAATTGGTGCCGGTATTGCAGCGGCAGTCGCAGCAACAAAAGTTAAAGACGATGTTGTCGAAGAAACTAAAGACTTCGAAAACATCAAGAAAGTCCGCATGTCCGCCGAGCATCCGGAGGAATGTTCAGAAGAAGAGAAAGTCGCGGAAGATATTGCTGCATGCTATAGCGATCGCGATTATGCCAAAGACGTTATCAGAACGAGTCTCAGATACAGCTGGAAAGTTGTTAAGAGGTTTGGTGTTCCGATTGTAATGGCAACCGCGTCGACGCTTCTTATATTTAACGGCGCAAACGTCCTAAGCAATAGACTTGCTGGGACCGTTGAGGCTCTCGCTACGGTAACGAGCGCGTACGGTAATTATCGGCAAGGGGTAATCGATAAGTATGGCGAAAAGGCAGACGAGGAGCTTCGTCTCGGGGTAAAAGAACAGACAATCGCCCAAGAAGAAGTAGTCGTTGACGAAAATGGCAAAGAAAAAGTCGTCAAGAAAAAGGAAAAGGTCAAAGTAGCCAATAGTGATCCTAATCTGAAAAGCCCGTATGCGTTTTATGTCGATGAAAGATGTACCGAATATGTACGAGATATTGTACAGATGGAAATGTATGCGGATGCGCAGCAAACTTTGCTTAATCGGCAGATAAAGCTCGGCAATCGCAAATGGGTAACTCTTGCTGAAATCTATGACCTATTTGGTCGTCCGAAGTCGGAATACACGAGGGATGCACTTGTCGTTGGTGTTGTTTACGACGAAAACAACAAAAATACGAATTCCGACAATTATATTGATTTCAGAATTCAAAGAGTGTATCGCGAAAACGAGGACGGCAAATATGTTCCTTATGTTCTCATTGATCCGAACGTTGAAGGCAGTATTTATGACAAACTTCCTAAAGCGTTGAGGTATTCCGATGAAGAAGCCACCGTGTAAGGATTGCGAGAAAAGAAAACTGGGATGCCATTCGACATGCGACGAGTACAAAGAGTTTCACGAGGAAAGAGAAGAAATAAGTAGACAAATATTAGCTAAGGAGGATTCTGAGAATTGGTTTGCGAAGAGAACGAACAGGTTTATAAAGAACGGGAAGACGTATCGTCCGGGACGGTAATTATATCTTTCCTGGTCGGCATTGGAATCGGTGCTATCGGCAGTTACTTGATCACGCGTAAAAAGATGCGTGAAGAAAAAGATAAAGAAATTGCAGACGTTACGGCCTACTACGATGGACTAAGCCAGGAAACAAGAACAATAGTTGTCGATACCGATGAGTTTAATGACCATCCAAGAGACGATTTGCCGCCCGAAGACAAACCGCATCCTATACCAAAAGACTGGTATACGAACGATATGGACTATCACAAAGACACTTTGGTCTATTATGTGAAAGATGATATTTTGACAGACATGCTCGATAACGAAGTTTGTATCGAAGACGTCATTGGCCGAGAAGTATTAAATCATTTTGGCGATGATGGCGACAAAGATCTCGCATATGTAAGAAACGAGAAACTCGGCATGGACTACGAAATCGTCTTGGACGAAAGGCCATTTTCAAGCGTCTTAGGAGAAGCATTGGAGGAGTAAATGAGCAGAGAGGAAGAATATTATAATTGGCTGCTTGAGAAAGTGCATGATGCCGATTTCGACCCCTCTCGTTATTCAAAACTAATGCAAACATTATACAACACGGAATTCACATGGACGGTTGACGGAGATGAAAATCGGGCTGCAGATGGGCTTGAACTTAGGAACGAATTTGCGGATACGCATGATATTCCTATGTATGAGTTCAGAATCGAAGTCAATCGTCCTTGTTCCATGTTGGAAATGATGGTGGCGTTGGCTTGTCGTACCGAAAACCAGATCATGGAAGATCTATTTGTCGGTCCCAGGTTTGGACGGTGGATGAAAGCCATGCTGTCTAGTCTGGGTCTTCGTTACGAAATGGACGGATATTATGACGACCAGTATGTCGATTATATTATCACATCGTTCATGGCAAGAGAATACAACGAAGACGGTGATGGAGGTTTATTCAGAATCAGAAATCACGAAGTTGACATGAGAAAGATTGAGATCTGGATGCAAATGAATTGGTACTTACGAGAGTTGTTAGAAGTAGGTTAACAAAGGAGGCATTAGGATGCTTGACTTCCTATATATATCAACGAGATTCCCAAAGAAGGGAGTCGTCGAGATATATCCGAAATTTATCATTCCGACAAAAAAGTCAAGCTCCGATCTAATGATCAGAGGACGCGATTTCTATGCTATCTGGAATGAAGAGGAACATCTTTGGTCCACTAACGAGGAAACCGCATTATATCTGATCGATCGCGAATTGGATAAATACGCGGAAGAGCATAAAGACGATTTCGACGAAGCACGTGTAAAAATCATGTACATGTGGGACTCTGATTCTGGCATGGTCGATCGCTGGCACAAGTATGTGCAAAAGCAAATGCGCGACAGCTATCACCCACTTGATGAGGCAGTTATATTTGCCAACACAGACTTGACGAAAACGGTTTATGCAAGCAAAACCCTACCTTACGCGCTTAAGGAAGGCAGTATAGACGCTTACGACGAACTCATGAACGTATTATATTCGCCTGAGGAACGAAAGAAAATCGAATGGGCCATCGGTTCTGTAGTAGCCGGAGAATCCAAGTATATTCAGAAGTTCCTCGTTCTTTATGGTGCGCCAGGCACAGGTAAATCAACGGTACTAAACATTATCCAAAAGATGTTCGATGGGTATTGTTCGGTGTTTGACGCAAAGGCTTTGGGGACGCCAACAAACGTGTTTGCCCTCGAAGCATTTAAGTCGAATCCGTTGATAGCCATTCAGCACGATACTGACTTGTCAAAAATCGAGGATAACACAAGACTAAACAGCATCGTATCTCATGAGCTTATGACGGTGAATGAGAAATTTAAATCGACCTATACCAACAGGTTCAATAGTTTCTTGTTCGTAGGCACCAATAAGCCAGTAAAGATCACAGATGCTAAGTCAGGTATTCTTCGAAGATTAATCGATGTGTCGCCAACCGGCAATAAAGTGCCGATAAGCAAGTACAAGCAGTTAATGAGCCAGATAAACTTCGAGTTTGGCGCTATAGCCTGGCATTGCAAAGAAGTCTATCTGGAAGATCCTGGAGCGTACGACGATTATATTCCAACGAATATGCTCGGAGCATCGAATGATTTCTACAACTTTATGCTTGACAACTATGACAAGTTTAAACGCGAGGATCACACTACTCTTCAAGATGCTTGGGACATGTATTGCTTATATTGCGATAAAGCACGAGTTCCTTATCCGTATTCGCAACGTATATTCAAAGAGGAGCTTAAAAACTATTTTGAGGAATTCCACGAACGTATTACTTTGGAAAATGGGTCGAGGGTTAGAAGCTATTACGATAAGTTTTTAGCTAAAAAGTTTGAGGCTCAGGATGTGAAGGAAGAAGCGCCAAATAGCTGGATTGTAATGAGGAGAGGACCGTCGCTCTTTGATGAGTTCTGCCGAGACTGTCCTGCTCAATTGGCAAACGAAAGCGGAGTTCCCTCAAAAAGATGGAGCAATGTAACTACAAGGCTGAAGGATATTGACACTACAGCTCTTCATTACGTATTGCTTCCGCCGGAGCATATTGTCATTGACTTCGATTTAAAGAACATCAATGGCGAAAAAGACTTTGCCCTGAATCTCAAGGAGGCTAGCAAATGGCCAAAAACTTATGCAGAACTAAGTAAAAGCGGAGCCGGTATTCACTTACATTATATTTACACCGGAGGTGATCCTCAGGAGTTATCCAGGATTTATGGTGAAAATATTGAAATCAAGGTGTTTACAGGCAGCGCTTCGCTTAGGCGAAAATTGTCCAGTTGCAATGATATTCCAATCGCTACGATCGATTCAGGGTTGCCGCTGAAAGGAGAACAAAAAATGATTAAGGGCAAGACCCTTAAATCGGAGCGAGGACTACGAAAGCAAATCATTGCAAATTTGAACAAGGAAATTCATCCAGGGACCAAACCATCGGTAGACTTCATTTACAAGATCCTGGAAGACGCGTATGACAGTGGTCTTAATTATGACGTCTCTGATATGCGAGGCGCAATTATGGCGTTTGCTGCTAATAGCACAAACCATGCCGAATATTGCCTAAGTTTGGTAAACAAGATGAAGTTCAAATCGGAGGAAAGCACGCTCAATACAGAAAAGTATAAGGACGACGCTCTTATATTTTACGATGTTGAAGTCTTTCCGAATTTGTTTCTTGTTAACTGGAAATTTGAAGGCGAAGGACGAAAAGTTGTCCGCATGATCAATCCAGAAGCAGACGAAATCGAGAAACTGATCAAGCACCGTCTTGTTGGGTTTAACTGCAGGAGGTACGACAATCATATTCTCTACGCCAGGCTTATGGGTTACACAAACGATCAATTATATCGTCTTAGCCAAAACATTGTGACGAACGGTGTAGGGTTCTTTGGCGAAGCATACAATCTGAGTTATACAGATGTGTATGATTTTAGCAGCGAGAAGAAATCTTTGAAGAAATTTGAGATTGAACTCGGAATCCATCACCAAGAACTCGGTTTGCCTTGGGATCAACCTGTTCCTGAAGAACTATGGAACAAGGTTGCTGAATATTGTGACAACGACGTTATCGCAACAGAAGCAGTATTCAAAGCGCGAAAAGGCGACTGGACAGCAAGACAAATTCTGGCGAAATTAGCCGGCATGACTGTTAACGATACAACAAACATGCTGACAACCAGAATTATATTCGGATCCGACAGAAAGCCTCAGACAAAATTCAATTATCGTGATTTGGGATCAATGCCCGATGAAGATGGTGTTTTGCTTGATGATATTCCTAAGGAACTGAAATGCGATCCGTCGTACACGTTATTTTCCAGAGGCATGCCGGTGTTTATCGGCTATAAATTCGAAAACGGAGTATCCACGTATAGAGGAGAAGAGACAGGCGAAGGCGGCTATGTATATTCTGAACCAGGAGTATACAAGAACGTTGCTTTGCTTGATATCGCCTCGATGCATCCGTCGAGCATCATAGCCGAAAACTTATTTGGACCGTATACGAAGAACTTCCAGGAGATCAAAGACGCAAGACTTCTTATCAAGCACAAAGAGTTTGATAAGGCCAAAAAGATGATGGATGGCAAATTAGCATCCTTCCTTGATAATGAGGACATGGCGAAAGATCTTGCTCAGGCTTTGAAGATCGCGATTAACTCGGTATATGGTCTGACAAGCGCGAAATTCCCTAACGCGTTTAAAGATCCTCGAAACGTCGACAATATCGTCGCTAAGAGAGGCGCTCTATTCATGATCAACCTTAAGCACGAAGTGCAGCGTAGAGGGTTTACTGTGGCCCATATTAAAACGGACTCGATAAAGATCCCTAACGCTACGAAAGAAATTATCCAGTTTGTCATGGATTATGGCAAACTTTATGGATACAACTTCGAGCACGAGGCGACTTATGAAAAGATGTGTCTTGTTAATGACGCAGTTTATATTGCCAAGTATGTCGACGGCGGTTGGACTGCGACCGGAACGCAATTCCAGGTTCCGTATGTATTCAAGACTCTATTCACACATGAGCCGATTATATTCTCGGATCTGTGTGAAGATAAGAGCGTATCAAAAGGCGATATTGTTCTCGACATGAACGAGAATCTTCCCGAAGGCGAGCATGACTACAGATTCGTTGGTCACGTTGGCCTTTTCTGTCCTGTGAAGCCTGGAGCAGGAGGCGGAATATTATATCGTAAGAAAGACGACAAGTATTACGCAGTAACAGGTACAAAAGGATATCGTTGGCTTGAATCTGAAGAAGTCAAATTCCTTGGAAAGGAAGACGATATCGATATGCGGTATTACGAAAAACTGGCGGATGACGCCAAAGTGGCCATTGAGACATATGGTGATTACAACAAATTTATTGAAGAATAAGGAGAAACAAAATGAGTGCTGTTGATGTAGCAAACAAGGCGAACTATAGTTTTCTTGCTAATGGTGATCTGGTGATTGAAGGCGGAGCGATTATTTATCGTAATTTCAGTGGTCAGCCTACGAAGTTTAATCCGAATGGCGGCAAACGTACCTTTGCTCTGGTCATCCCGCAGGAGGTTGCTGACGAACTTGTCGAACGCGGCTGGAACGTGAAGCATCGTCCTCCTCGTGACGAAGACGAAGATGACATGTACTACACTGAAATCGTAGTGAATATGGGAAGCGAATTCCCGCCTCGTGTCAATCTCGTTACGAAGTATGGCGAGAAAGAAAACATGACTCCTCTGACTGAGGATAATATTTCTCTGCTTGACACGTCTATTCTGACGAACATTGACATGGTTATTCATCCTTATGTGCATGGCCGCATGAATGCTGCTGGCGCTACTGTTAAGGGTTATCTGAAAACCATGTACGCTACGAATGAACCTGTAGTCGACTTTGGAGGCAAATACAATAGGTTTATGGAGTAATGGCTGCAGAATTATATCCTCATCAGCTTGATGCGGTGAAAAGGCTTCGTGACGGATGTATCTTATGCGGAGGGGTTGGTTCGGGCAAGTCTCGAACCTCCCTCGCTTACTACTTCACAACCGAAGGCGGTAAGATTCTTGATAACGGCAAAGAACTGCGACACGAAGGCTTAAAAATGCGCGATCTTTATATTATCACTACTGCTCAAAAAAGAGACAAGCATGAGTGGGAAGAAGAGATGACGCATTTCTTGCTTTGGGGAATAAAAGATGGCGATCACACCGCTTCATTTTGGGGGAATGATGTCGTTGTTGATTCGTGGAATAATATAGGAAAGTATATTGATGTAAAAGGCGCTTTCTTTATATTTGACGAACAAAGAGTTATCGGTAGAGGCGTTTGGGTAAAGTCGTTTCTTAAGATCGTTAAGTCGAACCGATGGATCCTCTTAAGCGCTACACCAGGTGATTGCTGGAGCGATTATATTCCGGTATTCATCGCAAACGGCTTTTACAAAAACCCTACCGAATTCAACAAGGAGCATTGCGTATACAACAGATTCTCGAAGTATCCGAAAGTTGACCGTTATATTAATACTGGGCGACTAATAAGGTTAAGAGACAGAATTCTTGTTGATATGCCTGTTGAAAAAACGGCTATTTCCCATCATGAAGTGGTTCCAGTGTTGTACGACCGACTCGCTGTTAAAGAGTTCATTAAAACTCGATGGAACCCATACGAAAACGAACCAATTGAAAACGCGGCCCAATTCTCGTATGTGTTCAGAAGAATAGTAAACAGCGATCCAAGTCGAGTAATAGCAGTTCGTGAGCTTGCAGTAAAAGCAGGACGCGCTATTATATTCTACAATTACGACTACGAGCTCGAAATACTTAAAGGAATTGAGTACGGGCAGGAGGTTGCTGTTGCGGAATGGAACGGCCATAAGCATCAGGAAATACCCGACACTGAAAAATGGGTTTATCTTGTGCAATACACTGCCGGTTGTGAAGGTTGGAATTGCATCAAGACTAACACCATTATATTCTTTAGCCAAAACTATTCCTACCGAGTTATGACCCAAGCAAGCGGAAGAATTGACCGACTCAATACGCCGTATACAGATTTGTACTATTATCATCTTAAGTCAACGGCGCCTATTGACTTGTCGATCGACCGTGCCGTTAAAGCGAAAAAGAAATTCAATGAAGGGAGATTCTTCAATGGATTTAATGGAAAATGATGATATGAAAACATTACCTTACTTTCTCGCGCATGGCACAAGATCAAACGAGCTTTGTTTTGTAATGTACCAGGACGAACTTCGATGCGTAATATACATCGACACAGACGACCATTATATTCAGACAATACCTCATGATTTATGGGACGCCAAAGTAGTGAGTCATTGCTATGATGGCGTCCTTGTATACGAGGGAAAAGGCAACGGAGCGTTCAAAGGATTAACAATAGTGAACGTTCATTATGTCAATATCATAAGGTGAGAAAGGTGGACTATGACTAACAAAGAAGCTATCGAAATCATCAAATCAAACTGGCCTGCTGAGAGATATTCTGCGCTACGACAGGCGCTGTCTAAAGCGATCAGAGCTCTCGACAGAGAAGATAGAAGAGAGGAACGAAATAATGTCGGAACTGGTGGAACTGCAGGTAGAACTGCTTGATAAAACTTGCGTTACGTGCCCTCTTATATCTTTGAAAAGTGAGTCACTTGAATATGGAGACATGACCCGTTTGGAAACTTATGTTGTCCATAAATGTGAACATCTTGATTTTTGCGAACGTATTTTAAGAAATAAAAAGGAGAATTAAATGATTATTTTACGTGTGATCTTTGGTATTGCGGTTGTTATTAGCACTCTTTTAGGAAGTCTCTTTATTGCGACGATACTCGTTAGACACAATGATAATGAACATCGCTCGGTGTCAAAGTCTATGGCATTGCTGATTACGAGTATTTTGGTCGGGGTTTTCGTTACACTTTGGTGTGTGGAAAAAGGTATCGTTTGATAGAAAAATGTGAAAAAAGTGTGAAAAGTGCCATTTTGCGGCCAAATGCCCACTTTTTTTTCTTATTAATACGCGAAAAGTATATATTTTTTTATAATATTAATAGAAAAAGGGTGGGCAACCCGGCCATCTGGCCGCAAACAGTATTTTTACCAAAAATTTGTACCTCGCAATTAAAACACGCCCTATTATAGAAGAGGATAGAGGATGACCTAAAAATCATCCTCTTTATTTTTTACGCGCGCGAGGAGAACATCAATGGGGAAGAAAGAGAACGAGTTTCAAGCGAACTTAATCAAAGAAATTAAGGCTCGTTTTCCTGGAGCTGTTGTATTGAAGAACGACGCCAATTATATTCAAGGAATTCCCGATCTATCCGTGTTCTATGGACCGCATTGGGCAATGCTCGAATGTAAACGGTCAGACTCGGCAAGTAAAAGACCGAACCAAGATTATTATATTGGTAAGCTTGATAATATGTCGTTCGCTTCGTTTATTTCCCCTGAGAACAAAGAGGAGGTATTAAATGAATTGGAACGATCATTCCAGGTTGGTAGATAAACACGCCATCCTAAGTCCAAGCAGCTACCAATGGATCCGATATGATAAGGACGAAGCAAGAGATGCTTTGTACAATCGTTATCGGTCTGAGTATGCGCAAACAATGGGAACGGTTCTCCATGAGTTTGCGTGTAAGCGAATCAAATATGGAATGAGACTTAAAAAGCACGACAAAGACAGCGTGCTTTTTTATTTGATCGATCATGGAATTCCGAGAGGAATAATCGATTCCGAGTACATCTTTGAAAACCTATTATATTACGTGAATGACGCAATTGGTTATCAGATGAGCCCAGAGGTTGTTCTGTATTATTCGGATAACTGTTTCGGAACCACAGATGCAATAAGTTTTAACAAAAATCTATTGAGAATTCATGATCTAAAGACTGGTCGTCTTCCTGCACACATGGAGCAGCTTGAAATCTATGCTGCTCTTTTTTGTTTGGAGTACGGAAAGAAGCCAGGCGAAATTGATATGGAATTGCGCATGTATCAACCCGACAATATGGTTACGTTGCGTCCTGAAGTAGATGAGATTGTGCCGATCATGGATGCAATTATATCTCACGACAAATTCCTAACCAAGATTAAGAGCGAAGGAGAAACCATCTAATGGAAAACGAAGTCATCAAAGAAAAGGAGATTCTTGAAATTTCTGAAGATGAGCTGATGCATTATGGTACTCCTCGCCATTCGGGTAGATATCCTTGGGGATCCGGAGACGATCCGTTTCAGCATGAGAAATTCTATCAGTCTGTGCAGCAGCTTAAGCGGGAAGGTTTGACCGACAAAGAGATTTGGGAAGAGTTTAATATGTCAAGTACTGACTATAGAGCTCTTAATTCTCTTGCGTCTGCCGAACACAAGAAAGCTGCCGCCATTCAGGCAAGAGAGTACGCATCTATGCTCGATGAGGATGGAAAAAGATTATATTCTAACGTCCAAATCGGCAAGATGCTTGGCTATCCTGATACGACAATCGGGAACATGCTGAAAGAGAACTACACCGAAAAGACTACGAAGTTGTCTAAGACAATTGATGCTCTTAGGTCTATGGTTGACGATGAGCATTATATTGACGTTGGTGCTGGTTCTGAGTTTATTCTCGGATGTTCCGATACTCAGCTAAGAAATGCCACAAGAATCCTTAGCGAGTCTGACGACTACAAGTATCAATTATATCCTGTAAACGTGCGTCAGCTCGGCACTGGATTGATGACTAGAATTATGGTTCTTGCGCCGCCAGGCACGACGTACAGCGAAGTCGTCGAGAATAAGGATCGCATTAAGATGCCTGATGGTGGCGTTGAATTATATCCTCCAGATGCCGGCGTTGACAGCATGAAGCTCAACAAATATGCGTTGAAGCCTCCTACCAGCATTTCTTCTGACAGAGTAATGGTGCGTTATGCAGAAGATGGCGGTCTCGAGAAGGACGGGGTAATCGAGATAAGAAGAGGTCTCGATGATTTGTCTCTTGGTAACGCTAATTATATGCAGGTTCGTATTGGTGTTGACGGAACACATTATTTGAAAGGGATGGCGGTTTATGCCGACGACCTTCCTGATGGCGTGGATGTCAGATTTAATACCAACAAGCACAAAGGCACTCCGATGATCGGTCCAAAAGACAATTCAGTTTTGAAGACGATGAAAGAGGAGGACGAGGATAATCCGTTTGGTGCAACAATTCGTCGCCAGATGGAATATGTTGATCCGAAGACCGGAGAGACCAAGCTTTCTCCTGTAAACATCGTAAACGAAGAAGGAAGTTGGGGCGGAGAAGAAGGCGGTTGGGCTAGAACTGTATCAGCGCAGATGCTAGGCAAGCAGACAAAAGACACGGTTAAGAAGCAGCTTGACTTAACATATGCTGATAAGGTAGCAGAGTATGATGAGATCATGTCGGTTAACAACCCTGTTGTAAAACAGAAGTTATTAGAGGCGTTCTCAGATAATTGCGATACTGCAGCCGTTCATTTGAAAGCTTCGCCGTTTCCCAGACAAAGCTGGAATGTTATATTACCAGTCGAGTCAATGTCCGACAAAGAAATCTATGCTCCTCAGTATAAGAATGGAGAAACCGTTGTCCTAATCCGTTATCCTCATGGCGGAACATTCGAGATTCCACAGCTTCGTGTTAACAACAACAATCAGGAAGCTATTAAGTCTATCGGCAATGCCATTGACGCCGTAGGAATTAATGCTAAGACAGCTGCCAAGCTTTCTGGTGCTGACTTCGATGGCGATACCGTTCTTTGTATTCCGTGCAATAGTTCGTCCAGCAACGTAAGAATTAAGGTGAGCGACTCTCTTAAAGGTCTTAAGGATTTCGACCCTAAAGAAAGATACAAGGGATACAAGGGCATGAAAGTCATGTCCGAAAACCTTAAGCAGAGAGAGATGGGCATCGTTTCCAACTTGATTACCGACATGACAATCAAGGGCGCAACAGAAGACGAACTGGCCGCAGCAGTAAGGCATTCAATGGTTGTTATTGACGCAGTTAAGCACAAACTTGACTACAAAAAGTCATACGAAGACAACCACATCGAGGACCTGAAGAAAAAGTATCAGAAGCGTCCTGAAACAGACGAAGAGGCTGGGGATTCTGAGAAAAAGAACTACGGCGGAGCGTCAACACTTCTTTCACGAGCCAAGTCAAAGGTTTATATCAATGAACGCAGAGAAGGCAAGATGGAGGTAGACCCTGAGACCGGAAAGAAGAAGCGCGTTTACATCGATCCAGAAACGGGAAAGAAGCTCTACGAAGAAACCGGTGCCATCAAGAAAGAGATGGTAACTAAGAAGGTTTATGAGCACGACGAAAACGGTAACATCGTCAGGGATGAGAATGGTAAGAAGGTCTATCGTAATGAGCCGGTACTCGATGAGAGAGGAAAGAAGATCTATAGGGATACCGGTAAGTTAGTACAGGAGACCTCCAGCCAAATGATGGAGACCGATGACGCTCGCAAACTATCAGCAGGGTATGTAGTAGAAGAGATCTATGCGGACTATGCTAATAAGGTGAAGGGGCTTGCTAATGAGGCAAGGAAGGCCTATCTAGCTACTCCAAAGTTGTCTTATAGTAAAGAGGCGAAGGAGAAGTATGCCAAAGAGGTAAAGTCTCTTGATGCCAAACTCCTTGTTGCATTAAAGAATGCTCCTAGAGAAAGGCAAGCTCAGATCCTTGCTAATCTGCAGTTTAAAGCAAAACTTGATGCGAATCCCTATATGAGTAAGGACGAGCAAAAGAAAATCAAAGCACAGCTTCTTAATGGAGCCAGAGCTACAGTTGGTGCTAAGAAGATCCTGCTTGGAAGCAAGGCTATGCCGATTACTGACAAAGAATGGGAAGCTGTCAATTCTGGAGCAATTTCAAACAACAAATGTAAGCTAATTGTAGACAATGCAGATTTAGACACTCTTAAAAGATTGTCTATGCCTAGAAACTCTGGAAATAGCCTTAGTTCTGCAAGAATTTCTAAGATTCATGCTATGGACAACAGTGGTTTCTCAATTGAAGAAATTGCTAGAAGTTTGGGCGTTTCTGCTAGTACCGTGGCTAAGTACTTGTGATTGGTTCTTGGCATAATTAATCTGATAGGAGGCTGTCATATGGACATCATTATGCTCACCACAGTTGATAACCCATACGATCCAATTGATGAGTTCGATCGTTGGCATGCAACTGATTTGCAGCTTTCAGTTCTTAATCATCGTAGAGACACATGCTCCCTGCTTGCTTTGTTTTCGTATTGCTCAGAAAATTTAAGTGATAAAAGAAATGATGAAGAAATTGAAAGAGCAATTGATGAAATTATTGCAAATGATTCTTTGAACATTTACAGAAAAGTAAAACGCAAAAAGAATTAGTCTTTGTTTGCGCCTTTGACTTTTTGTTCAAAGTACCATCTAGCACAAAAATTGTGTTATAGGGGGGAGGGTCGCAAAAAACCCACCCCCTCCTTTAT